ATGTGCGGACGAATCACACAGTACAGCCAGGCGGTGGAATACCTGTTCACCCTGGACCCTCAGCTTCAGCTAGTTGGCGGGATTCCTTCCGAGCCTATCGGGCGCTACAACGTGCCGCCGCAATCAAAGGTCCAGTTGCTGCATCAGGACGAAGACGGCTTACGCATGGAGGGTGTGCGCTGGGGATACGCCCCGTTCTGGGCGCAGGGGAAGAGACCGCCAGCGATCAACGCCAGGGTAGAAACCGCAGCCACGTCCAAGTTCTTCCGTGATATCTGGAAGACAGGCCGGGCCATCGTGCCGGCCGATGGCTGGTACGAATGGAAGAAGGACGAGGCGAATCCGAAGATCAAGCAGCCGTATCTGATCAAGCTGCGATCGAGCGCGCCGATGTTCTTCGCTGCCCTGGGCCAGTTCCTGCGAGGCGGCATGGGCGAGCCCCGCGACGGAGACGGCTTCGTGATCATCACGTCATCAAGCGGCGCCGGCATGCTGGACATCCACGACCGGCGCCCGTTGGTGCTGTCGCCTGAATGCGCCCTGCACTGGCTGGATCCAGAGCTAGCCCCAAACGAAGCGGAAGACATCGCGCTTGAGCATGGCCTAGGCGTCGAGGAGTTCGACTGGTATCCAGTGGGTCGGGCGGTCGGCAACGTCCGCAACGAAGGCGCACGCCTGATCGAGCGCATCAGCAATCCGGTGCTATAGCCGTCGATCAGCAAGCGCTGGATGGGTTTTCAGTCGGCCTGATACTGTATACATATACAGTATCAGAGCAGACCATGGGCCGCGACATTTCCTTCACTCACCGTACCAGCATGACCGTCGAGCGCTGGCATCGCATGCTGGACGATGCATCAGAACGCCGTGACCTTCCCCGGCTCTATCGGGAAAACCTTATCGAGGCCGCGGACGACATGCTTCGATCGGGCATTATCGATCCCCTGGAACACTTCGATCTGCTCGAGCTTGCGGAGTCTGCGTATTCACACGAGATCGAAGAGCAGATAGTCCGTCACCGTTACTTCTTACGGTCTGGCTCTTACGTGCTAGTGCGCGACGGCCCGGCGCTAGGGTACCTGTCGGGCACCGCCTTTAACTGGGCACCGCCCGGGGAGCGCTTGAACGCCTCCCACATAGACGCGAGGGTGACGCACACGGACATTGGCCTGGAACTGCTCAATCGAAGCGAGGAATCGATCGGACGCATAGATGGGAAACGTTGCATCACACCGACCGGCGAGTATGAGCTGGTCGAGGTATCGCGGATGATTCAAGGCAAAGAATTGCGCACTATCGACGACCCGGACCTGTACCGGGCCGCCCTCGATGCAATCCAGCTGGCCAAGGAAGAAGGCGACACGGAGCGGCATGCAGCACTCTCAACGCGAGCCAGCGTGTCCATCTTTATGCCATGCCCCGCCTGCGATGACTCGTTCAGCAGGCGAGAGGACTGTGCGGAATGCGAAGGCCAGGGGTTCGTGCGCGAGACGCCGGACCGGTTCAGGTGGCGGAGTTAGATATCCTCATCCTGGCTATTGTCCATAGCCAGGATGTTGGTGCTCTAGGTAGAATCATATGTCGTCGCCGGCGGCAGTGAGCCTGGATGACGCCAAGGAGCACCAGCGCATGGTTTTCGTTTTTGCGGTACTAGCGATCGGTCTGGCTGTCGCTGCTTTCGATTCTTCTGGTGCAACGAGAGCTATTCTGCTTGTTTGCTGCCTTCTCAATCTCGCCGGGATTGGAAAGGCAGTAGTCACAAATGATCCATACGCATTCAAGTTCAGGCCGAACGACGGAGTTATTGAGCCAGCGCTGCGGCGGTGAGCAACATGATCACTTCCTGCTTCCCTCAAGTGCTCGAATAAGCCCCGCCTTGCCGGCAGCGCACTCCTTGTATATGCCGGCTAGCTCGATATCCATCAGCAGCAACTCGCCCATATCGACCTTCTCCGGTACCGGAGGTATCGGCGGGCAAAGCTGTAGAAGGCCAGCGTCAATTCTTGCGAGATGACTCGAGGAGCACGCGGCCAGCATCAGGCAGCACGCAATCGCGATAAATAGTTTCACGCATCACCTCCATGCGGCCTTGCTGGTAGATGGTCTTGTTCTCAATGCGGATGCCTGAGATGGCCTCCAATGTTTTGCCTGAGACTTCACGGACTAGTTCGGCGGCAGCCGCCTGTGCGGCACGGTCGCGCTCAAGGTCATAAGCCACCTTCCATGCGTGAACCTGCCAGCCGACGGCTAATGACACGGCGGCGACGATGCCGTAAGCGATGACGCGGGCTTTATCTATCATGCGATGACCTCACGGACGGCCTGCGCGTACAGGCGATCCCAGGTGTGCCTGTGCGGCTTGCCCGGGCGCCAAGTGCGCAGGTAAAGCTGCCAGGCGCCTTCGGGGTCATGCTCGGCTGGGAGCGCATGCGGGTCGGTCCACAGCAGCAGACGGGCGAACGCAGCGGCCAGCACGTCATCATGCTCCAGCTGCTGATAGACCTGCTCCGCCACCGGCTGCACGCCGCGAACGTCACATACCAGCAGCGCGTAATCTCGGCTCGCCGCGTGACGCAGCACGCCGGCCACACCACCGCCACGCTCGAACTGCCACAGACCGCGGGCAGGACCGCCGATCTGCCGGCGATGGGTCAGGTTGCTTTCCTGCAGGCCAATGGCGAGCAGCATGATTTCAGCTTGCGGGCTCGACCTGCGCGCAGGCAGCAGCGCGAGAGCGGGCGCTATGGCTCGCTCTCGGATTTCAGAGAGGGTCATTGTTTTCTCCAGGCAAAAAGAAGCCCGCTCAGTGGCGGGCTATGGTCGATGTGGCAGAGCAATCAGCTATGAGGAATGCACCCGGCTGATTCGATGATTGCCGGCAACTCAGCATCAAGCCTGTCGTAGGCCTGGTTGATGCCGAGGTAAGCGCCAGCCAAGCCGGTGCAGAGGCCGAAGAGGGTCAGGGATAGCACTTGTTTGATCGAGGCGCGCATTGCAATTCCTTTTGCGTTTGGTGGCCGCTGATCGTGCCGGAACGAAGCCGCCCTGCCCGTGTGCCGTCGCACAGATCAGGAAAACACCAAGGTGTGCGTGCCCGCCGGGATGGGGTTAGATGCCAGCGGGTACAGCGCCCACCAAGTGCCGTAGCGAAAAAAACCCGTCAGTGGCGTGCCGCCATCGATCTGCAGCGACGTGAACGGCGGTGCTGAATAGTCGCCCCTGATCTCGATGTACAGCCTGTGGACGACCCCCTCATAGCGTTCATAGAGGACCGCGAGAATTTCCCCATTCGCCCCCTCGATAGCAGGTGCACCCGGAATGGCACTGGCGCCGGCCGGACTGATCGAGCCGAAATTGCCGGCCTCGTAGCCTCCCCAATCCGGCCCGTCGTAGGCGGCTACAAGGGTGATGCCGGCCTGTGCTGCCTTGCGCGGAAACCCCGCCACCACGCCGGGCATCATGCTGCCACCGTTTGGCCGATGACGTCCCAGACGTCCGTAGCCACTTTTTTGAGCGTGACAGTCATGCGCGCGGTCATGCTGAGCGTGCCACCTGAAGGGGCGTTCAGCACTACCCCACTGGCCGCCGCCAGGGTGACATTGCCGAGTGAGCGAATAGTGATTTCGGTACCTATGCCGAACGCTACCGACGCATTGGCTGGGACGGTCAAAGTGATGGCACTTGTCGTGCCCGGGCGCACATAGTTCCAGGCGTCTGCAAAAGAAAGGGTGCGGGTTGTAGCTGTGCCGATAACCGACGACTTGTCCTGCTTGGCGGCGGGATCGAAGTTGCCGGTGTGCCACGACTGAGCTATTCGATACGACAACTCCCCCACCATCGTTGCATCAGCTGGCATGGCAGTGTCTTCGATGCTTGTTACGGCATTCTCACTCCGTCCCGCACCAAGCACATCGCTCACGAACACCGTGAAGCCTTGCCAGTATTCCTGGCGCGGGAACCAAAAGCACATAAGCCCGTTCTGGCTAAACACCACGATTCCAATTATCGGGTTTCCGTTTGATATGCCCGAAGACGCATACACCAATGACCCTCCATAGCCGTACCCCTGAATTGTTAGGTCAAACGGGATAGCTGTCCCGTAGGCGTTCCCAACGATTTGCAGTAGCCAGGCCTTGTCTCGGTCTGGAATGTTGGTCCTGATTAACGTCCCTTGGCTGAAGTTTCGGAACGACTGGACCCATGCAGTTTTATCAACCAGGGCCTCGGAATAAGAAGTGGTGGCGATACGCTGGCTATTATTTCCAACTAAAGGCGTCGGTGCCGTAGGTGCGCCAGTAAACGCCGCACTATCCAGCGGCGCCTTCAGCCCCAGTTGCGCCTGCAGCTTCCCCAGCGCCGACAACACCGTATCCGCTGCCGTTATCGCCGCGGACACAGCCGTGTTCAGCCCGGTCAACACCGTGTTGCGCACCCGATGCTCGCTGAAGTAGAGGTTCGTCGAGCCTTCGGCAAGCGCGTCCGTGGTGCCTGGCGAGGGGTTGATCTCGGCGTAAACGGAGCCGGTCCAGCGGTACTGGCGAGTGGGATTCGCCTGGGTGCCCTGTTGACGGCGATGTAGATTTTCCCGCCCTCGCCCGTTGCCGGGAAGTCGTCGCGGGTCGGGAACTCCAGCACCTCGTCGACGTAGCTCGGCAGCTGGCTGGACGGAATGCGTGCGAACTCGTCCAGCGTGGCCACGCCACCGGAGACGCCGCGCTCGGTGGTGTCGATCTTCTCGTCCAGCACCGCCTGTAGGCCGCTGACGGTATCGATCGCCTGGGTACCGGTGTGCGTGGCGCGGTCGCGCAGCTGGGCGTCGGTGGCGTTGGCCGTGGCGCCTGCCTCGATACCACCCAGCTTCGCGCGCTCGGCATCGGTCATCAGCGATTGCCCTTCGGCCTTGTCCACCTTGCCGTCCAGGCCCAGCGCCGCGTTGGCCGGGTAGCCCACGATCATGCCCGAGCCGTTGGTGACGTAGACATCGTGCCCCTGCCCGGCGCGCACGTAGTAGATGGCATCGGGCTCGAGCACGGCCGGCAGCGCGGCCACGACCTTGTGATGTTTTACTGTGGCCATGCGATCACCAGTTAGTGGTTGCCCAGCGGCTGCCCACACCTACGCCGTTGAACAGCAGGCCCTCGGCATCTTCACCCAGCTTGTCGAGCGTGGCCTTGTTGGCGTGGCTGTGGGCCATGCTGACGGCGTTGTCGATCTGCGCCGGCGTGCTGGTGGGCCCACCTTGCAGGTCGCTCCACTGGAGCACCACGTCCATGGATTCGTATTCGGCGATCTTGTAGGTCGTCTCGGTATCGAACGCATAGGCGTAGAGCGCCGATCCGGCGGTCACGGTCGGGTCACCGGTGGCGTCCACCACCAGGATCATGGCGTTGGCTTCGAGGGTGGCGATCAGGGCGTCACGGGCGGCGATATCCGCCACGATGGAAACCGTGCTGGCAGCACCGGACCAGTTCGCCAGTGCGGCGTCGATCAGCGCATTGATCATCGCGGTGTTGCCAACGGCGCGTGCCTCGCCGGCGTTGTTGGTGAGGTAGCTTTCGGCGTAGTTGCCGTTCTCGACGTAGTAGAAGGCATTGGCTTCGAGGCTGCCGGGCAGCGTGGTGACCTTGTAGAACTTGACCTGGGCCATATGGCCTCCTGTTTACCAGTGGTTGGTTTCCCACGAATGCGGGGCGACATACAGGCCGTTGGGCCTGTTGGTCAGTTGGTTGTCGGGGTCGGGGCTGATGGCGGCGCCGTCCGTGCCGTTGCGCCCGGGCGGGCCTTGCTCGCCAGCGGTGACGACCAGCGTCTCGGTCTCCGGCTCCAGCGCCACGGCGTATTCGGCGCCGGCCTCGATGACCAGCACCTCGGGATCACCGCAGATGGCGACGCTCATGTGGTCACCTCGCGGCTAACGGTGACCTTGCCCTGCAGGTAGCGCTGCACGGTGCCATCGGCGTACTCGACCTCGAGGTCGTACACGCCTTCGGTCCATGTGAGGGCGGCGGTTTGCGCGGCGCTGAGGGTGCGCACCAAAGTGCCGGGGCCGGTGATGGCCAGGCCGGCGTTCTCGGTGGTCAGCTCCAGCAGCAGCGCACCGCCTATGCCGGCGCGGATCTGCATGCGGGCCGTGGCGCCGGTAAGGTCTACGGGCGGCTTGTAGATCAGCTGCCCGCCGCTGGGCGCCAGGCCGAACGCCGAGAGCGCGTTGATCTCCAGCGTCGACTCATCAATTACGGTGACGCGGTGCGGGCGCTCGCGGGTGGAGCGGTTTAGGCCCTGCAGGCCCGTCGAGCCCTCCACCCAGGCGAGCCAGTTGCCCGGCAGGCCGTGGTCGACGGTAAGGCGCACCGGCGAGCCGCCGATGGCGGTGATGGGCCGGTATTCCAGGCGCAGCTGCATCAGCCGCAGGGTGTCGCGCAGGGTCGCGCCCTGCACGATGTGCAGATCGAGTTTGGCGGGTTGCATGATTGCTCCGGGCGTAAAAAAGCCCACCGGAGTGGGCTGGGCTACAGGTAGAGATTGAGGGGTCGAGCCGTGAGGTTCATGCCAAAGCTCTCGTAGTCACCACCACCAGGCGGATATGCCCAGCCGCCCGCATCGATCCAGACGTTGGTGGCGGGTGGCAGCGTGATGACCGTAACCCGATCATCTGTGCCCTCCTGATTCACCGTGAGGCCGAGCTGCGCGAAGCCCTCGAGGAGCAGATCGAAGAGGAGCCCGCTGACCCAGAATGCGGAGGGGTCCAACCGGATCGTCCACGTCTGTTGGCTCCAGTTGGTGAAGACCAGCGGCAGCGGGCCATGCGCGAACCCATCCTCGTACACGCCCTCAATTAGCGCCGGCAGGTTTACGGTTATCGAGCGTGGATTCTCCGCACCACGGTCCGTGGTCGCGGCATAAGCCCTGTCCTGAACGCCAATGGTATGGGTGTGGATGTCCGGCACCAGCACGCCCCAATCGCGCAACGGCAGGACCAGGCGCGCCCACCTCAACACTTGCTCCCAATCGGTATGGGCAACCCACTCACAGGCGCTGCCGTTATCGATCATCTGCAAGCACCGCTGCCCTACGCGCGCCGGTGCAGAGGCTGGTGCGCCGAAGAACGACGTGTGCGGTTCTTCGGTGATCATCTCGACGAGCGTGTCGTCGGCGCCGCCACCGCCCGACGCCATGGCCGCCAGGGTCTCGGCTGTGACATCGCAGTAGATCACGCTGCCTGCCGGCCATTCCTGGTCGGCGGTCCCTTCCCGCGCCCGGACCAAGGTTGCGGCGCCGCCCAGCACCACTGCGTCCACGATCTCCCAGCGCGTCGCACCGCTCGCCGCGTCGGCCAGGGTCAGGCGATATTCGCCATCAGGCAGATCGAGCGGGCACGCGGTAGCGCCCTGCGGCAGGGATATCTCGCGAAGCCAGTTGTTTACGAATGTCAGCATGGTCAGCACCAGGTCACAGGGTATGGATAATTGCGGCGGATAGCGCCAGTCAGAGGATCGGCGGAGCCGTACATGTTGCCGCCGTTACCGGTGACGAAAACGCTGTTATCCGCTCGGCCACGACAGCAGGCGTTGCCGTAGAAATAGGCGGCACGGGTCTCCACCACCACGTCGGAGACTCGCCGCCTATAGGTTGCCGCCACACGTAGGCATTTCAGCTGCCTGGAGTAGCTGTACACGCTGACGACGAGGTCGAGGTAGATGCGCTCACCGGCAGGCGCGGAGGTATCCTCAAGCGGAAAGCGCCCATAGCTACCGCCCCCGATGATTTCCCATTCGCCCGGGAAGTCGGCGAGGATGTTCGTGCCATCCAGCGTCACCTGGAAGCTGCGATCGTCTGTGCGGGACTCATCGGTGTTGTCGCTGCCGGAGAACACGCCGGCGCCGGACGTCCACGAATAGTCCTGCGTGCCATCGGTGACCACCTGAAGCTCAAAGCGCGAGACAACCGTTCCATCCTCGATCAGGTTGATGGCCTTGGAGGCTGCGAAGTGATCGGCCCCGGACAAGAAGGATGACACCTGCGCGCCCTCGTCCGTGACGATCTGGCTGGTGACGCCCCATGATGCGGTGCGCCAGTACACATCGGTGTCGACGTCCTCGCTCCACACCTCGGCGATCCGTTCGCCGTCGAAGTAGCCGCCCACCACGCGGCGCCGGGTGGCTGATCGCTGCCCCGAATACGGCAGCGTGAAGATATGCCCTTGAGGGAACGGTGCGCCGGTCTCCGCCTGGTCGATCACGATGACGCTGTAGTTTCCTTCGGAAACCCCCTGAGCGAAGGCGCCGAACTCCCAGTTGCCAACGTCGTAGATCGACGTTCCGGACTCGCTGGTGGTAATGGTTTCAGCCTGGCCCTGGCCTACCACGTCGGCGCTCACTGGCGACAGGTTCGGGTAGTCACCCAAAATGGTCAGCTCCCTTAACCAGCTGCCTGGGGTGCAATACAGCGCTCGTGCGCCCGTGGGCACCGCGTCCAGGAACAGCGCGCTGTTGCCGAGCGATGGGCCAGCGATGCGGAATGACTGCGGGCTGTTCGATTGCCGGCTGCGTCGGGCAAGCACCTGGGTGCGAGTCACGAACAAACTGGTCAGCGATATGTTCACCAGCAGGTTCTGCGTGGGGGTGTGCAACGCGAAGTTATAGGCCAGCTCCCCTGACGACGCGCCAGCCCTGATTCCCTGTATCTGGATGACGGCAAAGCGCCGCCAATCGCGACCGAACTCATCCTCCAGATCATCCGGCGTATCGACCGCCCTGGGATCACGGAACAGCACTGCGCTTTCTTCCGTTCCGCGGGAAAACGTCACGCCTGCCGGGAACGGGTTCAGGATGCGGCCGCCATGGGTGGTGAGCCGAACCTCATTCCCTGGGCAGTTCGTTTTCCCTTCCAGGGTCGGAAACTCGACGAAGCCGTGATACCCAAGACCAAAGCGCACCACGCGCCCTGGCATCGACTCTTCAAGGGGCGAGTCGAACATCAGGGCTCCTCCCTCACCGGCAGGGCGAAGTTCATCTGTACGGCGGCGCCGGTTGCGTCAGTCATGAACAGGGATTTCAGCGGCAGGACCTCCATGCTCAACAGATAGTCCTGCGAGTAGATGTACTGCGACTGCTCTTCCGTGTAGTAGACGCGCGAATCCGCCACCTCGGTCAGCGGGCTGGCGATTCCTCCGCCTGCTGCGGCAGGCGCTTGGTACACGCCACTACCCCGCCGTGCCGGCACGCCGCCGACCGGGTCGACGGTGCGCAGGGTTTTGCGGTTGGCGGGCGGGTTTGCCAGGCTGTTGATGTCATCGACCAGTTGCTTGCCGCGCCGGCGCTCTTCCATTGCCGCCCCGCCGGCGCGACGGGACGCCTCCATGGCCGCACCAGAGGCGCGGCGGCTGGCTTCGTTACTCATCGCCATGTCATAGCTCCAGCAAATCGTTGGGGATACCGACGCGGTACAGCGCTTCGGCGCTGGCGGTGCGCTCGTCGCGGTACTCGGCAGGGATGTCGCGCGACTCCAGGTCGAAGCGCCGCGGGTAGTGCTCGGCCGGCTCGTTGTCGTTGACCGAGTAGTTGCCGGCGAAGCCCATGCGATCCTCGTCGTAGGGGCCAATCGGAAATCCGGTATAGGGGTCGAACTGCCGACCGCCCAGCTGTGTTGGCAGCTCACCACCCAAGCCCCTGAGAGGCGGCAGGTTGGTGTCAGGTGCGCCCGGCACCACCAGCGGGTCACTGATGCCGCCGCCGCGCATCACAGCGATGCTCAGCGTGGTCACCGCCTCGCCCGTGGCCAGGTCGAAGCTGTCACGAATGCGCCGGCACTTGCCGATCGCGCGGGCGCCCTGGTCGTCGAGAGACAAGGTGTGAGTCAGATCGATGCCAAGCGCCAGGCTGGCAGGCACGGCCCAACTGACGGTCGTGCCACGGTGCGCTTCCACGACCTCAGTCTGGCCGCGATGCAGCAGGCAACGCAGCGCCGACACACGCCGCGCTTCGTCCGACAAGTCGCCGGGCTCAGCGTTACGATCAGTGGTAAGCGAGCCTTCCCACTCGTCCGCCCGGGCGCTTTCGATTTCGAAGCTTGCACTGTCCCGACTGACTCGCTGCGTGTCTGGGTTCTCGCCTTCCGCAGTGGCGAGCGTGAGGGTGTAGGACTCGGTCACGGTCTGCGTCCAGCGCCGGCCGCCGGAAGCCGTGGCGCTCAGCCACAGGCCCTCTACGGTGTTGACCCATGGCGAGCCATCGCCGCAGGGGTCGCTCATGCTCAATGGCAGCTGGAAACCACCCACACGGCCGATCATCGTCAGGCCGGCGCCGGTGACAGCGTCCTCGATCATGTTGGTATCCGGCAGCTCGGTGGACCACACGCGCCAGCCGCAGAACCCGCCCACCGCGCCCTGTGCGTGCGGGTGCGACCAGCTGTAGCTCTCGATCAGCTGCTGCAGGCGCGGGTAGCGGTAGCTGACCTCGATCTCGACCCGGTTGGTGATGCTGCCCAGATCGGCCAGTTCCACTTCCACCGACTGGTAAAGCGTGGTACCGGGGCCGAACACGAAGTCCGGCCGATGCGAGTACCAGCTGGTTACTCGCAACGCGCCCGTAGGCGAACAATCAAGGCTGGCCGCGCGCGTGCTCATGCGCTCCAGGGCATAGTCCCAGTGGCTGCGCCCGGTCGTCGGCTCGTACAGGTCAGCCGACCAGTAACCACCCACCAGCGCATCGATCGCCGCGATGGACATGGCCTCGCCACGATATTGCAGCTGGTCGCTGCACTCGCAGTGAAGCAGGCGCGTGATGGGGTTCCAGAACGGGCTGCTGATCTGGCCGGTAAAACGCTGGGTTTCAGTGGTTTCGCCGGCAGACGTGCTGATGTAATCCAGGGTGACGGCGCGGCCGATCCAATCCGTCGGCACTACCGGCACACCGGGCGCGATGAACAGGTCGAACCCGGCGATGCCGGCGGCGCCCTCCTCTCGGTCGACCGTGACGGTGCCGGTCAGTTGGGCGGTGACGTCTGCCCCGGCCACCAGCACGCGCAGCGCCCATACGAAAGCCTGGCCACGCACCACATATTCAGGCTCTACCGCACCGCCACCCGGCAGGCTGTTGAGCGGCCCGGCGTTGAGGGGCGATCCGTTGAGCATCAGGCTTCTTCCCAGTTGAGCGACCAGCCGTGTGCTGTGCCCTGTGTTTCTGCGGGCGCTTCAGCAAATACGGAGAAGACCGGCATGTAGCAGGCCTGGTACAGCGTGGCGCCCGGTACCGGCGGGATGGTGACCACGCCATCGGCATAGATGCATGGCACCCGTACCCACCGGTCACCTATCAGCGCCTGGGCCCATGGAGCCATGTCCGGGCGCGGCGTGTGCTGTAGCGCGAATTCAGGACCGGCGCCGACGTGGTTGATGACCTTGGTACTGCGCAGCTCCAGCGGCTGCGAGTAGTCCAGCCCTGCCAGCCCCGGCGGCATCCAGCCAGAGCCGGAAATGCTGCCGGCCGAACGCTGCCAGTGCTGCATCTTCACGCCAGCGCCGTCGCTCATCCGAAGTACAGTGCTGCCGCCGATGGGTCCGACACTTTCCTCAGGCGCACCGGCGTGCAGCACGATCGGCACGCCGCCGAGCATGATGAGTTTCATTGATAGCTCCGGTTATCAGTGGGTGCGGCCGAACTTCTTCGCCGCGATACGCAGCTGATCGGCCTGCTGGCCGTTGGCGAATACCTGGAACGTATCGCCGCCCAGGCTGATATCCAGCGTGCCGAGGTTCTGCGGGCCGGCCGCCTGCATGCTCGACACGGCGCCCACCAACCCGCCGTCAGCAAAGCGCGGGATCTGAATGCCACGGTTGAGCAGGTCCAGGGCGTTCTTGCCCAGCTTGCGCACAGCCGCTGCCCGGATGACGTATTCCCCATTGGAGAGCAGCGCCGGGATGCTGTCGCTGGTACCGGTGCCCGGGCCGCGGATCAGGCCGCCGGTTGCAAACTTTTGCGGTGCCGGGCCGGGGTCTTGCAAGGTGTAGGGCTGACTGAAGTCGTACTGCGCGCCGACCTTGACGATGATTTCCTTGCTGGCCAGCTTGTCGAGCTGGGCCTGCACAGCTTGAAGCGCGGCGTCGTCCATCTTCACGCTGACGGGCATGTCCTCCAGCGCGGCGGCGGCGGACTTGAGGTTGACCATCTCCTGCTTGATGTCGGCGATCTTCTGCTCGGCGCGGCTCTGCTCGATGTCGTTCGCAGCAAGTTCAATCTCCTGCAGCTCACCGATGAAACCGGCGAACCCGTAGGTGTTTGCGCCAGCCGCCTGCAAGTCCTGAAGCATCTTCAGTGCGGCCTGAGCCTGGGCCTGCGCACCTTCAACATCGCCAGCACGCAAGGCGTCACGCGCCCCGACCTTGAGCGCCTGGGCAGCTCCATAGGAGGCATCGCCGCCGGCGTTCATCCCGGCGATGGCGTCTTGGTAGCGCTTTTCGATATCCAGGCGCTTGGTGCGGACCTTCTCCAGTTCGGAGTTGGCCTTTTTCTCGGCGGCGACCAGATCCTTGCCGGCCTGCTCGGCGGCCTTGACCATTCGGTCTTGCTGGCTTTTGAGTTCGGCGATGTAGGTGTTACGAGCTTTGATTTCTTGCTCGCGCTCTGCTTCGGCGGCATCAGCGGCAGCGCGTGAAGCTGCTTGCAGTTCGGCGGTCATTCCGGTTTGCTGCTCGACGATCGCGGCGCGGAACGATTTCAACGCTTCCAGTTTTGCTCTGAGTTCGCTCTCGTCGTAGAACATGTCCACGAGCAGATCGCCCGGCGACCACGTTGCATCAAGAGACTTCTCAATCGCCGCAATCTCGCTATCGACGTTATCTAGCTCGGTTGCCAGGCCTTGAGCATTAGCAGCTATCAGAGCAATCTGTTTCGGAACGTCGACGAGATCGCTGACTACAGAAACACTGGCCCCGGCCAACGTAGCGAGCGCAGACGCCAGTCGAATCAAGTTATCCATCACATGGGGGTCGCTCAGCGTATCCCCTAGTTCGTTGATTGCGTCAATCAGGGGCTGTATGTCCGCCTGCCCTATCGCCTCGTTCCAGCGATCAGACAGCGCTGTCATGGCGCCGCCGACAGTTTGCGGAAGGCTCTCCGCCTCTGTGCGCAGCACAGCCAGCTGCTCGACCAGCGCAGAGGTGACCACATCGGCAGTCAGCAGGCCCTGCGCGGCCATATCTTTCAGCGCACCAATCGGCACATTCAGCGAATCGGCTAACGCCTGCATCAGGCGCGGCGCCTGTTCGGCCACGCTGTTGAACTCGTCGCCCCGCAGCGCGCCGGCACCCAGCGCCTGGGCGAACTGGATCACGCCGTTCTCGGCCTCCTGCGCACTGGCACCGGAGACGCGAAACGAGGTGGCCACGGCCTCGGTCACGGCGAGAATGTCTTTCTGGCTGCGGCCGGCTTCTTTCAGAGGCCGGCTGATACGCTGGTACAGGGTCGCCAGCGATTCGAGCGGCGTCTGCGTGGCGGTCGCGATCCTCCGCAATTCGGTTTGAGCGGTGTTGAACTCTTCCTGCGAACTGGTTGCCAGCTTCAAGCGGGCGTTCATCAGGTTGTAGCTGTCCGCCGCATTGGCAATACCGCGCACAGCGCCCGTGATCGCGGACACTGAGAACACGCCGATCAACGCCTTGCCTGCCGTGGACAGCTGCTTGTTCATGCTGTTGAGCTGGCCGTTGACTTCATCGAAGGCGCGCTTGGTGTTGTTCTTTCCGTCGATGACAAGCTGGGTCTTGACCTTGCTCATGCGAAGTCCTTGAGTAATCGCTTGAAGTCGTCTGGCTTGACGTTGGCCGCCCGCGCGGCGATTAGCGCCACCCGGTTGCCGGCGCGGTCTTCTTTGTCGATGGCAGCCAGAAAGGTTTCGATCTGCGGCAGGCTGTAATCCTGCACATCAGCCAAGGCATGGCCGGCGCCGATCAGTCGCTGGACGACGGAGCCCCACTCAGCGCCCTTACCATTGCCGGCAGGGCTTCGCCGAAAAAACTCGAATTGACCCTCACTACCTCGACCAGCAACTGGACGCAGACGGTCGCCGGCATAAACCAAAGCTGCCAGCGCTTGAGGCTGGTGGTGGCCAGCAGCACCTGGCGCAGCTCGCGGCTGTGCGTGGCGGCGTAGCGGTTGATCTGCTGGACGCTGGCCTGGCTGAACAACTCAACCAGGGCGCCCGCCGACTTTCCGTAGCGCTCAAAGTGGCGCAGCTTCACCGGCAGGATCTTCACGTCACGGCCCATCACCTCTACGGTAACTGGCTCGGGAAACAGGATTTGCAACTCGCTCATGTAAAACTCCGAGCAAAAAAAACCCGCCGGAGCGGGTTTGTTGTTCAGTTAGTTGTGTATTGAGCTCAGCCTTCCATTTGTTACAAATAGCCTGACGCTCTTGTATCCATCGCACTTGTAGACGAAATATTCCTTTACCGCATTTGCGGTCGTTGTTTTCGAAATATCGTCCGGGTATCCCCAGATTTCGCTATCGTAAAGCTGGCTCTTAGTCATGCCAATGGCGAGCCCTTCATTTGCGATGCGAGACTCGCACAGAGCCCTGTGCTGCTCCTTCATCTTCGATATCCGAGCGTCTTGCTCTCTTCCCTGTACAATCTCTTGCTGCCTAAGCTCGTCAAGGCGGGCCGAACTCTCGGCGCGCTCGCGAGATATCCGCTCCTTCCATGTTTCAGGATGCGAGTATTCGATTGCCTCGGCTTGGGACCCGCATTGTTTGTCAGAGAAAACGGTCTTGCCATCCGCGCCGACGCACTTATAGATCGTCGCCGACATTGCGCCGGCCGGAGCCACAGCTAAGGCCAGCACCAGTAACAGTCTCGACATAAGAATCCCTCCCACTTGGTATGGGCGGGACTGTAACAAAACGCCAGCACCAAAACCCAGCACTTGGCTGGGTTCAGGGTGAAGCTGTTGGTTAGATGGCCTGCGTCGCGGCTTTGCGCGGCTCCAGCGGCATCAGCTCGCGCATCTCTACGGTGAAGCTGCGCTTGCCGATCTTGACCAGCCACCAGCGACCGACCAGGTAGACCAGCTGAACAGAGCGGCCAATCAGTGATTCCTGGCCGCCGATGACCATGGCGGTTGCGCCTTGCTTGAGTGTGAAGTTCATGCGGCAGCCCTCGAAGCTCTTAGCTGATGGGTCTGGCAGTCGCTGCGCATCTTCAGGTTCATTAAGCCAGCCTGGACGAACTCGAACATTTCGTCAGTCGAGACCGGCAGGTCACCGGGCGTCAGCATGGCCTTGATCATCTGCTCGACTGTCATTACGCAGGCATCTGCCGGAACCGGGGTGATCTGCTGCTCGCCATTGTGGTTGAAGCTGACAAGATAGCGGCGGAATCGGCCGGGCTCGATCTGGATGCCCTTTGGCTTTTCAAGCCACTCACCTTCCAAGACGTATGCGCCGATGTACTGGCACGCAGTGTCCAGCTTGTCAGCCGGAATAAGCTCAGTGCGCGGCACGTTGAACCGTGTATGCAGGATTGCATGAAGCTTGTGCCTGGCTTGGCGCTGAACCCCAGTCGGCAGCACGGAGACCTTTTGGCTGATGACCCCGCCAATAAGGGTCGCGCCGGACATTCCGATCACGTCATTTACCAGAGTCCCCATCTTGCCGCTGTCGTCCGAGTAGTGGCCGTGCTTGCGGATGGCCGGCAGCACCTCTGCGGTTACCCACTTGCGGAACGCATGGGCGTCACTGCCCTTCTTGATCGCGTCATCGCAACGAAGGATCAGTGTGTAAAGGCCGGACTCATTAATGATGTTTACCGAGCCCTGACGCCCTAACTTAAAGTTAGACCGTTCATCCTCGTCCAGCGCATACAGTGCTTTGGTGGTGTTGCTCTGACCGAGAACACGGCACACGTCGACAGCTACGAACCACGGCTCACCCTCTATGCTGATGGCTCGGACGCTGCGCCCTCTGAAGTCGAAGAGGATGATGTTGGTTGCTGCTGTGCTAATATTCGCCATGACGATTTCTTCCTCGAAGTTGATCTCGTTCCTCGAAGCCCCGGTCTGACCACCGGGGCTTTTTTATGCCTGCTGCAATTGCTGGCTCTCATCCTTTCGCTTTGCCTCGGCAATGATTCCCAGAACCTCGGCCTGCATGCTGTGGTAGCCGGCCTGAGCACGCCGGGATAGCCACTCCTTGATGTCCTGCGGAAGCCGCAATTTGAATTGTGCCTCTGGCTTCATCCTAATCTCCTAATGGACCCATTGGGTTCAATCAGTAGAACCCAATGGGTCCATTTACGTCAAGACCCATTTGGTCCATGATCCTCAAATGGAAAGAACCGAACCACAATTCAAGCTGCGACTGCCGCAGCATTTGAAGGCTGACCTAGAGCGCGCAGCACAAAAAGGCCACCGCTCTCTCTCTGCCGAAATCATTGCTCGCCTTGAGAAAAGCTTCGGTCGAGCACCAGGCTCCGAAGCATCGAGCTGGGCTTCAGCGGAGATATTCGAGAGAGTTATCGATCGCGACCTACGGCTCATCGACATCCTGGAGCTGGGCAAGATCGGTAACGTAGTGCGGCTGCGGCCTCGCATGTCAACGCACGAGGCTGTTGATCAACTGCTAGTCTGCCTGGCTACCCTCGAAAACATTACCTCAGTCACCCTTGCGGTTCGTGATGGCTACGCCAATCACAGCGCCTTGAGCGTTGTTTTCCATACCGAAGAAACAATTCTTGTCGCCGATAGCACGCCGCTGACGGTAGAACGGCCTCCCCGTGAAAGCGAAGTCCGCGATCTGATCTGGGCACTCGATATCCGCGGCTTGCTTGGCGGGGCGACACGCTTCCGTACGCAGCGCATCCCCCAAACGTCGGACCTGCCCGAGCAGCAGGCGGCTGAAGCAATTGAAGGCGGAGAGTTAACGCCGCTCGGCTACAAGACGCTGCTTGAATTCTTGAACCTCTTCCATGAGAAGCCGATGACCTACTCGCGCGAAGAGCTGGATCAATTCTTCGCCGACTGACTTACACCAACCAGCCAGCCAAGGACCGGCCATGTCATTAGATAGCCCTCTCCTCCTGTCCAGCATTTGGTGGCTTCTCGAAACGGCTGCGAATGCAATCTGGGGCGCCTTCAGTGTTTGGGCAGTTATCTGCCTCATCCGCCGCAGAAAGATGATCTCGGCCTGGGCAGCTAACGCCTTATCGCGCAAGGAGCGACCACGCCGCAAACGCCGAGGTATGTTGCGTCGGTTTTTCCGGAAATTTGGCTTACAGGAACGTAACTGGATTCGGGCTCACCGATTCGATCCTGCTTGGATTCAGCGTGAAAGCGGCAGAGGGCATGCCTTCCTTGTGATCTTCATCGTCTATTTCGGGCTTTGGGTACTCGCGCTAGGGCTGAAAGAAGTCCTCATCCTTTCGAACGCTCCGCTTTCACAGTCGCCTGAGCTGATTTTTGTGTCAGCGCTGCCGATGTACGGCTTCGAAATCGCTTGGCTTGTCTATGGAGGCCGCGCTAGTCGACTGCTGGTCTATAGGAGAAAGGCGAGAATCTGGCGATGGCGAATTAGCGGGTCTCGCCGTCCCTTGATCTCCCCCCAAGGCTCATCCATTGAGCTATGTGGCGTAAATGCAGAAATCCCCGCCGCCGCGCGAGACAACCACGACCCAGCAAGGAGTACGACATGTCTAAGCCCTACCTAACAGGCCGCTGGGCCATCTTTCAGACCCGCGCATCCGCTGAAGTGCTGGGCTACATCATCAACGGAGTTGGGCAATCAACCACACCGGGAGCGCCGCCATTCCAGATCTCTGATGGAGCGCTATTTGCCCCCGATGGAAAGCGCCTCGGCCACCTTGCGCCCTTGGGCGATAGCTGGGCAGTGAACCTCGGCGATCATGAGGTCGGTCATGTTTTGCGGGCGATGCCGGGCTAAACCGGTAACGCTCAGAAAAAGAAAGCCCCGCGAGTAGCGGGGCTCATCTGACTTCGCGACACACTCTTCTAGCCCTCTATTGCAGGCAGCGCGGTTGCCCCGTCCCTCCACATTTCGACGCCGGTCGATGCTCCGTCCGCGAACCGAGTGGTGCGGTCACTGGCACTCTACCTCCGCTACAAAGAACCTCTCCGCTAGCCATCGCCTCCAAAGGATCAACCCAACTCATTGATTTTGGCTCAGCACCAAGCACGTTAGAGTCCCGTAGAGTTTTGGCGGATGTGGCGATAGTAGAGAGGGTATCAGCTGCCATCTTCGCTCCTGGTGTGGACTCGCCGCCCGCTTTGGCTAAGGTGCCGTTGGCTGCGAGTTCTACAGAAAACTTCGATGTCTCGAACGGCTGGGCGTCGTAAGTGATAACGCTTGCTTTTGAGCTGGGAAGTAGCTTGGTTTCCGTCATTAGTACCGGCATGCAGCGCTTATCGTCTGGCCCGCCAGCCCAATGAGTTAACGCTCCGTCTTTGCCGGTTATGCGATCCAGATAGTAGTGCTCAGTCGTAGGCACTAGCTGATAGAACTTAACGCCCTCGCATCGACCGTCTACACAAGCAGTCTCTGCGTTCTCATGAACGATGATGCTCCCTGAGCAGCCCACTAGACCCAGCAGTGTTACAGCAGAAATCATGCGCTTCATATCCGCTCCCTGCACAGTTGGCGGCAAGATGCCGCCTAGGTAGCGTAGATGCGAAATGAAGGACAAGCGCTCAAGAGCCAGAAACAGAAAGCCCCTCGCGGGGAGGGGCTTTCTTGCTTATTGCTTGTTGCCGCTGTTCACAGCCTTGACCAGTTCTATGGCTGCCTGAGCGCTAAGCGGTAACGGTTCCTCAGATTCCTTCTTCTCTCGATGATGGAAATATCGGAGCAACGCAATGAGGATAAGCGTGGGCACGGTAGACAGCGCCACGATCACAGGGATGTCAGCTACCGTATGGGGCTTCGATTCGAAGAAGAACATCCCACCGCCAGCACACATGCGGACATGGCCAAAAAAAATGAAGCCGAGTAGAACGGCGTAAAAAAGAGCCACTATCCCAAGGGACATATAGGTGAGCCTTTTTTCCCACCTGAATAACCACACCTCCTTAGCCAATACGCCTAGCACTTTTGCTGGATCGCGCGCCTCGCCGTCGGCTAGATTCCCTGCGTCTTCAGTCATAGATAGCCAAGGTTCTTCAAGCGGAACTCCATCGCTGCAGTGGAAACGCCGAACGTCCTGGCGAGTTCGCTCAAGCTATGCACGCCTTTATTAAAGACCAGATGCTTCACCACAGCAGCTGGCATCAGTAACGACGCCGCAAACCTATTGGCTGCAACCTCGCGCGGATCGCGCGAGCGCGAATTGAATTGCTCATTTGTGTCACGCGGCGCATCAATGTCCCCATGGACGTGATGGCCGATTTCGTGCGCCAGTGTGAAACGCTTGCGAACCTCTGGATCGAACGTATTCACCTGAATCGATGGCTTGCCATCATTGAACTTGTAATGCCCACTGTGATCCAGCAAGCACTCCACGACATTGATACCCATAGCTCGCGCAATGACGGCAGGGTCTACAGGAAGTTTGCCGTCCCAATGAGCTTTAAGGACGTCGGTTGCCGTACGGTATGACATGCGCCCTCCTTCGGGATATGCGAATACCCGAGGCCTTGCGGCGATCGGGTTTCGATATTCAACTGATAGTGGAATAGTGCGTTCAGGATCCGAACCTGTCAATCAAACGCTATGCGAAACGGCGAGCAGACGCTACGCCGTCGGCTAGCGATACGCTGGTTCTGATCAGAGGATCACGCCTCTACGGTATCCATCTCAATCTTGAAGAATTGCGACAGGCCGGCAGTCGTGATGCTGGTGTCGATCAGCACCTCGCCAGTGATCTCCAGCGCTGCGAACTCGTCGCCAATGAAGCCCAGGCCCTGCGCGGCACCGATCTTCGCGCGGTGCACAGTGACCGTGACGGTCTTGCCGGTGGCCGCCTCGTTGATGCCGGCGAAGACCATTTCGAAGGTCTGCGCGCCAGTCGTTAGCGCCTCGATCGTCGCCTTACCATCGGCCTCAGTTGCGGTACCGAACAGCACCATGGCCAGGTTCGCCGGGCTCAGGTCGTGCAGCGTGGCTGTGAATTCGACGGACTCGATGCGGTTCACCTGGGCGTAGGTGCCGCCGCCGGCAGTGCGGTAGTTCGGCAGCCGGATGATGTTTTCGTTGATGTTGAAGTTCAGCGCGGACACGTTGCCCACGTCGACGGCTGCGCCGCCAGCTTCCGGCGTGAGGCTGACAATGCCCTTGCCCATGTATGCGTAGTTGGCCATGCGGGTTTCCTCTGGACAATAAAAAACCCGCGTCAGCGGGTGTGGTTTGCGAGGTAGGTCAGTACTTCTCGACGTACCGAAGGGTGATGGAGCTGATGACGCTGCGCGTGGTCTTGCCGTCTATGTCCGGCTCGTACTCTGCGGACTCCTCAAAGGGCCAGCCGCTCTTGAGCGGCCGCACATGGGGCAACTTCCCGGTGCCAAGGGTTCTGAGTATGTCGTGGTGCAACAGCTGCAGATCCTGCAGAGAGGCTGACCTCGGCATTACACCTTCGATCTCATACTGCGCCGCTCTGGATGCGGCGTTGCCGACTACCTCCTCGATTTCGTCCGTAACGATGCGTGCCAGGATGTAGGGCATCGGCGCCTTGTCGGGCTTTCGCTCACCGAAGCCATACACCCGGAGCGCATCGGTGTGATAGCCATCGGCTGGGCGAATGGCCTCAAGCCGGCGAATTATTTCTGCCGACAGCTCAGTTCCGCGGGTCATCGCGCCCCCTTGGCGATCTCGCGCCTGATGCGTAGTTCAAACTCTTGCTGCAGGAAGCCGTTGACCCAGCGGACGGTCTTGCCGTCGGTCAGCTGCTTGAACCAGTAAGCGGCGGACGGGCCGAGCGCTGGAGCCAAAAAGCCCTTTGGAGCGCCGCGCACTTTGATGCGCGTACTCCAGGGCAGGCGGCCGAAACTGGATGGGTTGACGAAGCCGGCGGCGACCTTGTGGCCGTTCGGGCCGCGCACCCATATTTGCGCCCTGGTGGCGCTGATTTTCTTGTAGCCCCAGCCGGCGTACATGGTGACCGGTATGCCGGAGCTGGATGGAATGATGCGCGCATTGGTCAGGCGACCTCGGGCACGCTTGATGCGCATGGCGCGGCGGGCCACTGTTGGCGCGATGGCGCCACGCATGGGAGTCACATAACGCGCTGTGCGTGCTCTGGTGGCGGTGGTGTTCAGTGCGCCGCGCAACACGGGGTCGATACTGCGATTGACTTCGGCCAGCCTAGCGCGGGCCATTTCCAGCCCGGACAGCTTCACTTGAAGTTGCATCAGACTCTCTCCAACCATAGCCCGCGCAAGACACCGTCATCTGACTCGTCGGCGTAGGTGATGATGGTGAAGAGCGCACCACCCACCAGTAACTGATCGTCAGGCTGAGGCCGGCCTACCTCGATGAGCGCCACCTCAGCGCGGATGCGGTAGTCAGTGGTCTGGCCCATGTCGTCGCGGTATGGGGCTTCGTGGGTCAGGTGGACCCGGCACGCTACGGGTACGCCTTCGAGCGGCCGGAACTCTGCCGGCAAACCAACTAGCTCGCTGCAGGTGATGGCCACTTCTGCCCGCCGCCCGGTGAAGTCCCGAACGTCGTCAATCAGGAGCAGTCGCCCTTCGGTGCGCAGGTACCGCCCTGCTCGCAGCCTTTCATCCCACCAGGCTCTCACAGTTACCTTTGCCGGAGCGCGCAGGCCTTGCGCCGCGGGTGGCTCGGCGGTTTCCTTGGTCTGGATGTCGCACCATAGCCAGTCCAGCACGCGAGGCCTCAGGCACGCGTCCAGTTCGAGCAGGTCGACTGGCGTATCCAGGCGCCCGGCTCTCATATTCCAAGCCCTGTGCGATAGAAGTGCAGCATGTTTTCCGCCTTGGGGATCTTGCTGTAGATGGTGCCTACCACCGACTCCTCACGGTTTGCATACAGCTCCGCAGCAATGATCAGGATGGCCAGGCGTACGGAGTTGGGCACATCAACCGGGTCCCCGGCAGAGTCGCTCCAGGGGATGGGCCTGTTGATGAACTGGCTGGCGTAATCGATTGCCGCCTCCAACTTCATCTGCAGGTCATCGTCCTCATGCCCATGCCGAATACGCAGGTGCGTTTTGAGGTCTGCGAGGGTCGGCATGGGCATGGGGTCGTTCCTTACTTGTTACTTTCAGGTTTGATGGCGGCAGGCTTTTCAGTGCTGGCCAGGCCGCGCGCGACCAGAGCATCCGCGTGGCGCTTCGGCGCGGTGTAGCTCTTGCCACCCCGTCGCTTGATCTCACCCGCATCCTGGTAAGAGCGCAGCGGCCAGATCTCCACAGCTTTAGGGTTGGCTTCGACCTTCTCTTCGTCGGCAGTGTCATCGCTGGAAGTCGCCCCGCTCTTCGGCTTGGCTGCCGCTTTGCCTCTTTGCTTGGCGCTCCTCTGCGCGGCGGGCTTGTTCGCAGCTGGTGAAGCGGCATTCTTGGCGGCCGGCGGGGCGGCGCTGGCGGCAGTAGCGGCAGGATCCGCCGAACCGGGTGTTCCGGTGGTTTGGTTCTCAGTTTCCACGAGCATGTCCTCCAATGCGGCGCCCGGTATGGGCGCCGTTGGTTATCGATAGAGCCAGGATTAGCCGGCAGCAGCGGCAGTGAGCGGACCAGTGACGAACGCCTCGGGACGGTACACAGCGAACGCCAGGCGCTCTTCCGCGCGGATGGTCACCATGTTGTTCTCGAAGTCCTTGTCGTTCTCGGTGGAAACCAGAATCTCGACATCCATACGGTCGAGGATCTGTGCGCCGAGTCGGAATGCGCCGACCAAGAAATCGTCCTGCTGCATGGCTTGGGTGGAGACAACGGGACGGCGCCACAGCTGCGGGCTTGCACCATCCTGTCCGTTGCCGATGATGTAGCGGCCTTCGTTGTCCTTCGTCAGCTCAATGGCTGCCCAGTCGATCGGGTTCAGCACAATGCCGTCAGCCGGAAACTCGGACAGCTCGGCCTGCAGCAGAGCCAGACGCAGGCGGTCGATCCGCTGCTCCCCGGTGACCGTGATGCCGCCAGGCGCAGCGTACGTCTCCGCGAGGGTCATCAGGCCCTCGAGGTTGGCCCCGGTGCCGTTGCCGTAGAGCAGCTGCAGTTCTTCGGCCATCAGCAGGCCATAGCGCGCACGAGCATCGATGTAGCTGCGCAGAGCCCGGGCGTCGTCGAGGATCTGGCGGCTCGCCTTGAACAGGTGAGCGATGGTGCGAACCGGCGCCGTCACCAACTCGAACGTGATGTCCGAGTACGGCTTCGGCGAACCTTCAGCGACCGGGGCCGCGTTGTTGGTAAAGCCGGTTTCACGCACGTACTCGTAGGAGTTGCTCTCGGTTTCACCCGGGGCGATCAGATCGCGGATGGTCAGGCGGCGCTCAGGCGGCATGATGATGTCGGTGCGGCGATCAGGTGCGACAGCAGCCCCACCAGTCGCGGTGGTGATCGCGGCACGCGGTACCGAGACGCGTCGCGAACCACGGAAGGAGGAATTCACACCCTCCATCGCCTCCGCGCCAGCGACGAGCTCGCCTGCCGACTTCGGACGCTCGGGCTCGCCGCCACCCTTGTTGGCATTGACCAGCTTCTGCTCGGCCTCCTGCAGACGGGCCTGCAGCTCGCCCTGCTTGGTCAGCATTTCGTCGACCTTGGCTCGGGTTTCAGCCTGCATTTCGCCGTGGCGGGAGATCTCCTTCTGGCTGGCTTCAGCCTGGGATTTGATCTGATCGCCGATCTGCTTGAGGCTGGTACTCAGTTCGTTGTACTGCTTTTCGAAGTCGCTCATTGCGATTCTCCTTTGAGGATATAGGTCAGTTCTTTTGCCGCCTGCAAAGCGGCGGAGAGGTCAGGAGCGACAGCGCGGGGCGTATCGGTCGGGACAGCGCGCGGCTTGTCCCCGCCAGCAGCGCGAGGCGTGCTGGACTTGATGCTGGAAATCATGGATTTGCGCTCAGATCGGGGCACCCCGGCCTTAGCCAGGGCGACGTCCAGCGCCTTGAGCGCATTGCTCTGCTGGGTCTCTTCTGTTTCGCGTTGGGTGATCTCGTCGGCGGCCAGAAGGCCGGTAGCCAGACCGATCTCGACGGCACGCTTGCCGCGGATGAAGGTTTCGTCATCCATCATCTCGGCCATGCTCTCGACGGACTGGCCGCTCGTTTCGGCATAGAGGTCTGCCATGGCGGCGTCGAACTCTTCCATGTCATCGGCAACGTCGCGCAGGTAGTGGCGGTTGCCAGCGAGGAAGGTCCAGCAGTTGTGGATCATCAGGAAAGCGCTGCTTGCGACTTGCCGCTCTGCGCCAGCAAGGTAAATCACAGAGGCGGCGCTGGCGGCCATACCGAGGACCTTGGTCGTTACCTTGTGGCTGTGCTCGCGAAGGCGGTTGTAGATGGCGATGCCTTCGAACATGTCGCCGCCGGGGGAGTTGATATAGACGGTGACGTCGCGCTCGCCGATGGCCCGAAGGGCTGCGTCGATACGCTTCAGCGTCACACCTTCGCCGTACCAGTCTTCGCCGATGACGCCGTAGACGGTGATGGTATCGGAGGTGTTTTCCACCGCTGCCTGGATGGCCGGATTCCATTTTTCGAGCGCACGAGGGCTCAGCTCGCTGCGCAGGCTGCGAGACTGGATTTTGAGCTGCATGGGTTACTCCTTGGCGGGGTCGGCGGTAAGCCAGTTTTGAAGGGCGGCGCGTGCGGCCTGGCCGTCGCTGGTTTGCCCCAGTGCGTCGAGTGGTGCGAGGTTGGTTTGGGCTGTGAGCACGTCCGCATTGCCGCCACGGCGAGGCAGGTTCTCGCGCACACGGCAATCGTCCCGGGTGTAGATCCCGTTTTGGACCATGGTGCTGTAGAACGAGGCGCGGGCTGCGCTGTCGGCGCGTAGCAGGCCCTCCAAAGCGAACTCTGCGTAATGCGTGAGCCGCTCCTCGGGCCGCAGCAGCTGCTTGAGCACGGCCTTCTCGATCCGGCGCAACCAGGTGCTGAGCGAGAAGGTCAGGAAGCCGATCACCTGTTGCTCAAGACCTGAGCCCCAGCTGGTGTTCTTCTCGGTGTGCCCGACCATCCAGGGCGGTACCCGGAAGAAGCGGCAAACTTCCTCGACGCTCCAGCTGCGCGTTTCGAGCAACTGTGCGTCGGTTGGGTTGATCCCGATTGACTCTGGCGTCACGCCAGCTTCCAGAACCGGGGATTTGCCTGCGTTCATCGCGCCGCTTACGGTTTCAACGTATTTGCGGAAATCGTCACGCTGATCCGGCTTGAGTACGCGATCAACCTTAAAAGCGACCGTTGGCATCATGCCGTTCTTGAACGTGCCGTTGGCCGCATCGTCGGCCGACATCGCCGACCCGATGATGTCGGCGCCGTAGCTGATCGGAGACAAGCCGATCCGGCCATCCAGCGAGAACGCTGGGATATGAAGAACCTCGGCCGCCGAAAGCTCTCGCTCACCATCGCTGAAGCTGTAGAAGTACCGGATCACCCCATTTTCGGTAAGCAGTCTCATACGGTGCGGCAGCAGAAAGGACAGCGCGACAATCCGGCTACCTGAACGATGGATCTGCGCGAAGGCATTACCACGCAACAACATGCTAGCGAGCATCGCTTCCCAGAACTGGACCGGGCTCATGTGCTCGTTTGGCGACACGGCCAGCACGCTGTAAAGCGGGTGACCTGTGTCGGCCTCGCGGCTTCCATCTGGCAGGCGCCGGTAAAGACCCAGCGGTAGCGTGGCAATCGTTTCAGCAATCAGCCGCACGCACGCCCATACGGCGGACACTCGCATGGCGGTATCAACGCTGACGCTTTTGCCGGAACTCGACTGGCCGCCGATGAACTGGCCCCAGAAAGCGCCGTCAGTCAGGCGAATCGTTTTGCCGAGCCAGCTCCCCAGGCTCGCCGATGGCCGTGTCGCCGATCTTGATAGGGCTTGGAACAGAGGCTTACTCATTGGTCATGCCCTTGCGGATGAACCCGGCGATGCAGAACATGGAGGCGGCACCTGCGATTAGCGCCCATGCGGTGCCGGCGAGCATCCAGACGCCCGCGCACAGCAGGCCGAAGCCGGCCAGGGATGCCAGCAGAAAAGCAGTCAGTGCGCTCATGCGATTAGTGGATTCCGTATTGCGTTCATGAAGTCGTCGTCATCCGTTTCTTCGGATTCGACGTTCGAGACACCAATCGCCATCAACAGCGCGGCCATGTCATCGATTTTGTCGGCGCTGCGCTTCTTGTCCGGCGCCATATTCAGGTTGTCGTCACGCCGTGCTATCAGGTTCGAGGCACACCAGCTCAGAAGCTGATCGCCGCCATGGGCGAACTTGCCTGATATGTAGGCCATTTCGAGCGCCTGCATGGCTGGGTGATACGAACGCGGCCCCTGAATGAACTCGATCATTGGCAGCTCTGCCGCCATCAGCCGGTTTACCAGGTCGCTGGCGTTCCAACGGTCATAGGCGATCGCCTGGACGTTAAATTCCTCACATACCGCTAGAACGTCGGCCTCGATCACCGCGTAGTCAGTGACGTTGCCCTCGGTCTGTCTGAGCAGGCCAGCTTCTACCCATGACTGGTAGGGGACGGTTCCGCGCTCGGTCCGGTAGGCGACCGCACTCTCAGGCGCCCAGCGCCAGCCGTAGGTGTAATAAACACCTTCGACCAGCCATACCAGGCGGAACGAGCAAAGGTCAGAAGTACTCGCCAGATCGAGCCCACCCCAGCAAGGGAAGTCCCGCAGCCACTCGAGATCGACCTCTCCGCCGCACGCCTGCCACTTATTGAGATCGACCCAGCCATCAGCAGTTGAGGCCGGGCGGTTCAGACGCTTGATTCGAAACTCAGCCAGTTTCGACGGCATCTGCTTGGCTTCGACCGCTTCTTTGCGGATGGCGGCAAGCAGGTGCGGGTTCACATCCATCAGCGGGTTGGCCTTGATCCAGACTCGCTCGTCGAACTCCTCGTCAGCTTTGATTCCTGCAGACTTGTCTTCTTCGTCCACCGCGTAGAACACCACCAGGAAGTGGTCGGCAGTGTTGTTGAACAATCCCGCCAGCAGCTTCTTGGCGAACATCCTGATTTCAGCCCAAGGGCCAGGGTTGGTGTAGCCCTCGGTCGTGGTGTAGAGCCACAGAGGATTGCCGCGCGCGCCAGCAGCCGACGTCAGGACGTTGAGCAGATCAGCCGACTTGTGGGCATGGATCTCATCGAGCCCAACATGCGAAGGGTTCAGGCCGTCCTGTGTCGAGGCCTTGGCATGGATCGGCTTGAAGGTCGCGCCGGTTTCAGCACGACTGATGGCTTTGGCCCAAACCTCGAGCCCGAAGGCATCGCGCAGGTCCGCCGTTTTCTCAACCATCCGCTTGGCAGTGTTGAAGATGATCGACGCCTGCGGAAACGTGGTCGCTGCGCTGATGACCTGGGCGCCCTCTTCCGGCTCGCAGCATTCGCAGTACAGAAGGATTCCGGATGACAGTGTCGACTTGGCGTTCTTGCGCGCCACCGCGAACAGTGCAGAGGTGAATCGCCGCGGCCGGAAGTAACCCCACCCCTCTATCTCTTCGCCTTCTCGCTTTCGGAACCCGAACAGCTGAACTACGAAGAAGATGTGGGACGCGTGCATCACAATCTCTGGCTTATCCCATTTGCCTTCGACGTGTGGCAGCTTCTCAATGAAGTCGCATGGGTCGTTGGCATGCCAGTGGTCAAAGATGAACGGGCAGTCTTTCTTCTTGGCGCGCTTGAGATCATCCAGAAACCGCTTTGCGGCCTGGCGGATCAGTTTGCCGTGCTTCTTGCGTTTCTTGTCGGCGATTGCACCTTTGGCGTACTCGATCGCGATCTGTACGTAGTCGCGATCATTCGCCATGGTTATGCCTTCTGAGGTCTTCCGTTCGACGCGAATTTGTTGCCGGCCGGCTTTTCGCCGCCTGACGCTACCTTGCGGCGGCTGGCAGGCGTCATGCCGAACTCTGAAAAGAGTGCTTTGAGCGCCGTGTCTTCTGCCGCGGTCATCTCCATGCCGGCTTTCGCCTTCATACGGAACCGCTGCCAGGAGAAGCACAGCTGCTCGAGCGAAAACAGGTCGACGACCTGCAGTACGCGCGCTGCTACCAACTGCGGACCAAGACGGTTCCACATGTCAGCGCCATCGGCATTCAGGTGGATAGGTGGATCGGGAAATTCCTCGATCAGGTCGTACTGGGGCGCATCCGGCACTTCGCGATCCGGGCGGCTGGTGCCTTGCAGGACCTTGAGGTGCGGAGCGGTCGGCTTGCGTGCCATCTCGCTACCTCAGACTTTCAAATATGAATTTTGACGGTGTGAAAATTTGGCTCCCCCCGTCGTTCGGGCGCCGATTTTCTACAGACTTTCGACCCGCCCTACCCCCTGCGGGTGGTTCCGTCCTGGCGGCCAACCAATCCGACCTGCTCACCTATTCGGTTGTGGCAAGGCCTACACAAGGCCCGCAGGTTGTCCCACTCCAGGCCCAGCTCAGGATGCGTCTTGTAGGGCTTGACGTGGTCGGTGATATCGCTCGCGGCGTTGTTGCAGTACTCACATACCGGGTGCCGCTTGCGGTAGTAAGCGCTCAGCTTCTTCCAGCGCTCGGTTTTGTAGAAGCCGTCTGACTCGTCTCGGCGAAGGTTGTAGTCGCGGTGGGCCGCCTTTCGTTTCTCGGTTCGCTTGGCGTCTACTTGCTCCTTGTGCGTCCTGCAACGATGGGAGCCGGGAGTGGACGGCCTCGCGCATCCCGGTTCAGCGCACATACGCGGAGGTCTAACTGGCATTGCCTGTGCCTCATCGTTCCTGGCAGCAAGAAAGCTTCGAACAGGGGATTGAAATGCGGCAAACTGCCATCATGTAAGTCTGACCACCATCTCGATCAGGAGAAGCTCGCATGAGCGAAATAACGATGGCTCTAGCCGGTAACACAAATGCCTCGTATGAGCACGCGTCCGCGGCGCGTAAGCGTTCTATTGCGGTGGCAGCCGCACTTGAATTGATCGCCGCACGGGTTGCAGCCGCACCAACAAACGGGACCCACCTTGATAGCGAGCTAGACAATCTGGCGCAGTACGCTGATCAAATCCAAGCCGCACTCAACAATTTTTGAGAGCGGATGCCGCAGGTCTCCGCGGCACACCTATCGATCTACGCCAACCAGCAGCGGCCCGCTGCTTGCATCGGCGATACTGGATCAACGCGAACTCAACAGGGCGCCTGCTGCACACAGCAGCACGCGTTGATCAGTTCGCCCGCCACCCAATGAAGAAAATAAAAAGCCCTGGACGACCCAGGGCTTCTGCACAGCAGCTCGGTTACTTGCCGATCAGCTGAGCACCAGTAGCGCTAACAGTTTCCATCGCCATGGAAGTCGGGCCACCGAACACTTCGGTTTCAAAGCTGAAGGTTGCACCCTGCTGAGCCTTGGTAACCAGCGTCGGAGCCAGCTCACTCAGCGTGTAGCCCTTGTTGCCAGTAAGGCCGGTCTTCACAACCTTGGTAGACGCACCGTTCAGGGTTGCCGTGGTACGCACCGCATAGTTGAAGGTGCCGCTTACTGCCGGGTTGAGATTGATCGTCAACTTCGCAGGCGATCCTGCCGAGCCCTTGACCTCGGCCTTCAGCAGCTTGTGCATCTTCACCGAGTTGGGAACGCCCGAACCGCCTGCACACACCCCCAGGTAACCGTTGGATACCGCAACGTAGTTGTAGGAGGACATCTTGTAGGCGCAGTAAACGCCCTTATCGACGATCTGCCCGATCACGTAACGCGGCGAATACATCGTGCCCGTAACGCTCGTGACCCCGAATTGCGCGTCGAGAGTCGGCAGCTCAGCCGGGTAAACGATGGTCAGACCGTTTTGAGGAGTCTGGTACTTGTTCGCCTTGTAGGTCACGCAGGTAGGGTTGGGGATGTCAGTTTCGACCGTCAGATAGCCGGCCGGGCGTGAAATGTTGTTGCACTGGACGACCGTGTCGGCCATCGCTACCGAAGTATGCAGCGACGCCGCGCCAGCGACGACCAGGGCAGCCAGAGCAAAGAATTTACGGGATGCTTTCATGAGTTCGTTCCTCAATGATTGATTTGAATGTCGGCTTTAGCCGCTTCCTGATCGCTCACTGGCGAGGTGACGAGACTCTCGGTCTTCAAGTGATTCAAGGTCCCGCAACGCGAGCACTTGATCTGGATACTGCTGTACTCACCCACGCGGGCGAGAAGTCTGTTGCACTTGCCACAACGGCAATCTCTCATCTTCTGCAAAGCCTTCTGGTATCTGCTAGGCTCGCCCGGCACTCGCGAGTGCGGGGGGCCTTGGCTGGCTTGCAGGTTCGCTCTGCAGGTTGGCGCCTAGGGCTGATGTTGCTGCATCAGCTCTAGGAGCCCTCTTCTTTTCTTGCATGGCGGAAGCGTTCCGCCGCTGAAGCTTGAATCCCCGGCAGCCTTCGTCTAGCGCCGCCTCTCCCTTCCATCCCACCCATACGGATGTCGCAGGACCTTGGAGAGGTTGCCGCCGCAGCGCATCAGCGATGCGGTCAGAACGGCCAGCAGCAGGACCATCGGCCAGGCGTTGCGCGGGACAACCAGCTCGCCGGCCAGGATGTAGATCACCGTCGCACCACAGCACATCATGATCAGCGCGGCCATGATCGAGACGTCGCGCCTGAACTGAGCTTCCCCTCGGCGGTAGGTGAACAGGCGGATGAACATGAAGGCGCTCAGCACCAGAGTGACGTAGGTCAGGATCGCTTTATCCATGGTTTGGCTCCGTTCCGCGCCTCTGCCGTATTGCGGCAAGAGTGACGGTGATGACCAGGGCCGAGGCAATGAAAGCCGACGGGCCAGGCAGGTCGATTGGGCCGAACCCGAACAGCTCAGCCTTGGCCAATGCGGGAGCGAACAGAATGCCCATCACGAACGAGATCACGAGGAACATGAGCCGGCGGATGATGGGTAGCTCTTTGGTCGTCGTGAAGAACAGCAGCGCGCCACACAGGGAGCCGACCATTGCCTCATGAGTTACGCCGGCCATCACTCCAGCCACGCCTGCCCCGGCAATGCCGACAGCAAGCGCGCCGGTGGAAGCTGGCTCTGTCATTCGTGGCTCCAGGAATAAAACGCCCGGGGAGTTCGGGCAAAACAATCGGGCTCCTCAATGCGCATCAGTCCGCTTGGAGCTGGGAAGAAGACATGGGAGCCAGAAACGAAAAAGCCCCGCTCAGTGGCGGGGCATGAAACTGTTAGAACCGGCACCAGACCGAGTTATGTCATCTCAACTGGTGCAGCATTCGACGAATCTCGCCGGCATCAAGCTGGGCGTGCATGCTTTCGAAAAGCATCACAACATTGCGCCCACACAGCGCCTGGTAGAGCTCATCTCCCAACTCGGTTCGCTCCATAGCACCTATAACCGCTGCACCACCACGTCGAACGGCTGCTGGACGGAGCAGCCCGATCTCTTCCATTTTCTGGGCAAGCTCGTCGGCGAGTTCAAATATCTCCGACTTCAGATCATCAGCATCCTCAGGAGCCAGGTCACGAAGATAGTCACCGGCAATCAATCCAACCATGAAAGATTGGCCACTCCCGTTTGCCCCCGCTAAAAGCCGCCGTATCAGTTCCCACTCTTCCATGTGATGGTCTCGGTTGCAAAAGCCCCGACCAGATTGCTCTGTGCCGGGGCTTCGTTTGACTGTTATCGATCCTCAACGCGCAAGATCGACAGGATGGGCATAGAGTCGGACATATGGACACTAATGTCAAGCGGCCATGTTCAGCAAAACACCTTCTGCATCGAGGATTCGCTCTGCCTCTCGCAGAGCCTCCCCTACCATCTCCTCGAGCACATCGCTGACGCCCTTACGCCAGCGCCTCCGAGTACGCTCGTGGTTGGCCTCCAGGTCCCAGCCATTCATGTCGTAGAACTGTGCCGGTAGCACGATCATGTCGGTGGACCGCTTGCCTTCCACCCCCTTCATCGGCGGAATGGCCCAAGCAGTGACAGCCTTCTGGACGAACAGGCCCGGCGCCGGCGATGCAATCAGCGGAACCAGGGCAGCAATGGCCTGCACCTTTTTCCCCTTGTGCGTGCTGTACTTCGCCATCAGTGCATTCCAGTGCCGCGGTATCAGCTGGCTGTGGAGCCGGGCATATACCCAGCAGTCGGCATCCATGCGGGTAATGCCGCGCTCGCCTGAAGAGCGCATCAGGCTTTCCAGGCTGCCCCCTTCCGCGTAACCAGGGCGATACAGCTTCTGCCAAGCCTGCTTGCTGGTATTGTCGATGGCCTCAGCTGCCAGGGCGGAAACCACTGCGGCGAGTGTGCTGGTGTAGATCATGCGGATTCCCCTTGAATACGAACGCGGACTTCCCCGCCCTTGACGGTTTCCCGGCTGATCCGTAGCTGGGTGATGAATCGGTTGTCGTCGATGCCCAGGGCGTCCGCTACGCCGTCACGAAGCGCCTTGCAGGACGCCAGCAGGTTGTCGTCGTCACGCTTGCGGCGATCTGGCGGAACGAAGTCCAGGGCGAAAAGGATCTCGTCGGCCAGCGGCGCCGCGATGCCGGCCTTCTTCGTCAGCAGGAAGCATTCAGCCCGGTACTGCTTCGCCGCCTTGCTCTTCTTGGCCCAATGCACTCTGGCGTTCGGGCTCAGTTCTTTGGGCGGCCATGGCAGAACTATTACTCCACTTCCGCTTCGGGCCATATCCGCCGCGCTGTCTCCAGCGCCTCGGTCCTGTTCATCTTCGCGCCCACCATGGCGAACGGTTTCCGGCCCGGCAGCTTGACCGACCAGCAAGCCTTCGCAGGCGCAACCGAACGGCTCGTCTCGGTCGATCCAGCACTCGCCGCAGATTGCGTCATCACCTAGCCTCGCTTGGGCGTCGAATCGGGATATGGTCATGCGGCACCTCTCACAGTCAGCAGCCCCTCGCGGAACCAAATCAGTTGGGTTTCAGCCAGGGCGCGCAGGAGATCGCCCTCACCTACCTCCGCACCTCGGGCGCGACCATCGATTGCGTCGTGGCAAGCGCTGCAAGCGAATACGGCAATCAGGTCCGGGCTTTTCATCCCTACACCTCGACTGCCGCATGGCAGATGGGCGAGGACGGTGGTTTCCGGGTTGAAGTTGCAGATGCCAGGCAGCCGAACAGTGCAGTCCCGGCCGCGGGCGCTGTCGCGCAGCTTCTTGGAGACGATTCGGGTCATGCGCAAGCCCTCCGCACCACTGGCACCACATGCCCGAGCCCGGACCTCTCCAGCGCGGCGACATTGGTCAGGCCGTAGGCGACCAGGCAGATCGGCGCGCCGGAATTGAATGCTGCCCGACTGCCGTCAACGCGATGGAAGTGCGGCCGCCCCTGAAGGAACAAGACGGCATCAGCCGCGCCCCATACCGACTCAAAGAACATGGCCGTCTCGGTGCGCGCCGGTATCAACGCTATGCCGTTGCCATGCGCGGCAAGCTTGCGCATCCACTTCGCGGCTTCACGCCCGAACGGCGGGTTCATCCATACGCGGCCCTGCCAATCCCGCGACAGGCCATCGTCCTCCTTGCAGTAATGCTTCGCGGCAGTTGGCCATGGGCGGCGCGACTCGTGCGGTGAGCATGGGTCAAGGTCAAACGAGCCGAGCGCTGCCAGGATCTCGGGCGGGGTGAGCCATTCATCGGTGCCCATAACTGGCGACTGGTGACCGGACATACTCATGCCGCCGCCTCCCCTAGCAGATCGCCAAAGAACACACCGCGCCCGGTGAACTCCTCCACGATACGGTCGGTGTAGGCGATGCCCTGGGCGCGATTGAACAGGCGCGTCACCGGGAAGCCGTCAGGGCCGAACAGCGAGCATGGCCCCATCAGCTCGAGCTTCTGCTCGTACTCCAGGTGCAGGAACATCCGGTTCCAGCCGTCGCGGAAATCAGCGTCGGCGGCCCGCATGATCGGTACGCCGAAGTGGAGCTTGCAGTACCGGCGCACGTCTTCGGTGTCGCCGATCTGTGTCATCTGCGCGATTCGCTCGTACAGCGCAAACCAGAGGGCGTTCTGGTCAAGAGTGCGGTCTTTCCCGGGGCGCAGGCTGACAACGACGTACTTCTTGTCGCGGTACATGGCGGTCAGCCGGGTGATGGCCTCGGAGAGCCTGGCGGCGCTGTTAACGGAGATTCGATCAGCCATTGGCCACCTCCTTCGCCAGAATCCGCTCCAACCAAACCGGCCGCTTGACGCCCCACCCCGTTGACGCGAACCACGTGACCGCCCGATGCAGAGCGCGAGCCCTTCGGGAAAGTCGCTTGTTCTCATCGCCAAGCGCGCGACAACTGCCGCGCAGGCTTGACGCTTCTGCCTTCAGCGTCTCGACCTCAGCGCGAAGCTCCCGCATCTCGCGAGTCTCGGTCTCCTGATGCATCTTGTAGAGGCCGGCCAGTGCTTCGTTCTGCTCGATCAGCTTGAGGATGGCGGCGGGGTTGGCGGCCTTGGCAAATTCAGCCTCAACGCCGGACAGGCCGAGCCGAGGCTCGTACATGTCAGGGTCACCATAGGTGGCGTTATCGTCACGGACGGCCTCAGCCAGCGCCTTTAATTCCTTCACGTTCATACCTTCCCTCCGCGCCCAGCCCGAACCAGAAACTCCAGAGTCGCGCAGGCGCCAATGGCGATGAGCCAGACGAGTGCGATGACTGGGGTGGTCATGCGGAAGCCCCCTTCACAATGCTGCGCAGCCCTTCAAGCGCGGCCCGCCCCACTTCCTCGGTGCGCACGCTCACGGTCTCCGGCAGAGCAAGCGGAATTTCCCGCAGAGGCTCGCCGTTCATGACCATGCGGATGGTGATCGCGTAGTTCCGATCGAACAGCTTGCGGCTGCGCTCCTCGGCCATGTTCGCGAGTTCGTAGAAGCCCGTTTCGCAGGCGGCGTGGTGCACGGCCGGGTGCGACCATTTGCGGTCGGCGGCGGGATGGGAGTTCGCGCAGGCTTCGCGGTACGCCTTGTGGCTGTCAGGCAATCCCAGCATTTCCGGCGTTGGCTCACACCAGCGGATGAAGCGGCCCACGCTCGGCGCGAATTCACCGCCGGACTTGCGGCACTGCTGGATGCCGAAGCGGATTTGCCCGAGCGAATTGATGCCCGCAGCCATGAAACCTTTGATCCAAGACTTCTTCGCGGCGTCGAGCGCTTCAGTGGTCGGCCATGCCTGTTTCCAGGCCGGGAAGATCGACTGCAGCTCAGCGAAGAGCTTGTTGACCACCGCGGCGGTGGCTTGGTCGATCGATCGCGGCTGCACGGGCTCGGCCGGCGCCAGGTGCTTGCCGCTGGTGGCAGCGGGGATGATGTCTTTGACGCTCCGCATCACAGGTCCCCCAGGTCTTCAGCCCAGCGGGTATCGCCGGAGTAGAAGTCAGGGGTTCCGGCCTGCCGCGCCGGCATCCTGCCCTCGGTGGTCAGGCGGTTAACAATCCAATCGACCTTGAAGCCCTGCCAGCCAGCGACCAGCGCCTCGGTCATCGCCTGCTCCGCAGAGATACCCGCCGAAACGCACTTGTCGAGCTCAGCGTTCAGGGCAGTCCAGACAGTAGCGCTCAACGCGGCACGCTTCTGCTTGCGCAGGGTGATCCAGTCCTTGAGGAGTTGATCAGGGATGGCATGGGGGTTTTCAGCGAGCATGTTGGCCAGACCGAAACCGGTGGCGGATGGCTTGCGGGTTTTCGCCTTGGCAGCCGGCTTGCTCTTCGCGGGTGGCGTTACAACCTCTTCTGAAAGAAGAGTGTTGTCTTTCTTTGAATAAAGGAAGCAAGTTGCCGTTTTGGTCTCACTCGCGTCCGGTCTCAGTGAGACGATTTGGGCTGAGTGAGACGATTTGGTCTCACTGAGACTATCGTTCTTGGGGTCGAAGAATCGCCACTCGGAGGCAGGGGAAATGCCCAGCTCACCCCGGCTTCCACCCACGCGGAAGATGATGCGGCGCTCGAGCAAATGGCTCACAGCCTTCGACACGACGTCGCGGCGCATGTTGGTCAGCTTGCCCAATTCATCCGCAGACAAACGACGGGTTTCGACCTGATAGCCGATGGTCTGACGCGCAATGGCCATCAGCACGCGGAATTCCCTGGCTGGCAGATCAACCGTAGCCAGTGACTCCATGACGGTATTGTCCATTCGGGTGAACCCCCGCTGGCTGTTGCCAAGCTGAATCACGTTGTCCATAATTTCCCTCGCTTACTGCTTCAACGAATCAGCCCGGTTGCCCCCGGGCTTTTTTGTGCCTGTCGTTCAAGTACTGGATAAACCCCCAGCACCACCGTCCCGATTTCGCCGCCCTGCCCTGGTTCCTAGAATGGGAACCATGGAAACCACTGACAGGGATGTCGCTATGCGAAACGCCTCGATCAATCACGCCGCCGCCGCTTTCCAGGGGAAAGACGGGCACAGCAAATCGCGCCGGACCTTTCCGGCGGTGATTTCTTCAATCTGCAAAGCGCGCTCAGCGGGAACAGGCCGTGAGCCTGAGCACCACTGACTGACTGTTGGGGGACTGACCTCCAGACGGCTTGCCAAAGCGGCTTTACCGCCGACAAGCCGGGCGGCCTCTTCCATCGCTTCAGTAGGGGTCATTTCGTGTTCTCCAGTTGACCTGAAGAACAGCATAAGGCATTAGCTAATTATAAGACAAGCCATTGCCTAATCATGGATAGCTGAAGGCATATTAGGCAATGCTTACTGGATCAGAACTCGGCGCCGCCATCGAGGCCGCCCGAATCAAGAAAAACGTCTCAAAGAAAGCCTTTGGCGATGCTTTCGGGATCAAGCCGCCTTCCGTTCAAGGGTGGGTAAAGACTGGGCGCATCGACAAGTCGAAGCTGATCGAGGTCATACGGTACTTTTCGGATGTCGTGGGCCCTGAGCATTGGGGGCTTGGCAGCGACGATGCCGACCTCCTGAATCTTGAGACGGCGGCCGAGGCACCTTCCGCTCCGGCTGAATCGGCAGCAGATGCAGTGCTCAAGATGCTCGCGAAGCATGGTAAAGGGCTGCCGGATGAGGCGCGGCAGATGATCATTTCCGCCGCCAAGGAAACATCCAAGCCGTCCAGCTCCAATGTCATCTCACACGACTTCTCCGGCCTGCGCGCACGCCCTGAAGAGATCCTGATCCCTCAGTACGACGTTCGCGGTGCTATGGGTCACGGTCAGGTTCCGGCCGACTACAACGAGGCGATCCGGAACCTTGTCATCCACGAGGAAGTGCTGCGCGAGAAAGGCGTCTCCTACACCTCTCCCGAGGCGCTGGCCATGATCACTGGCTGGGGCCAGAGCATGGAAGGGACGATTAACGACAAAGATCCGGTCATTGTCGATCGAGGCGTGACCGAGTTCATCGGTGAGGGCGTGTACGTGCTGACCTGGCATGGCCTGCTGTACATCAAGCGCGTGCAGCAGAAGGACGCCGACCACTTCTGGCTAATCTCCGACAACCCGAACAACAAGGACCTGGAGGCGCGGATCGACGACGTGACGATCCATGCGAAGGTCTTGCTGGTTTGGAATGCGCGGAAGGTCTAGCTCAAACGTTGCGCTAAGGCCTCGCCTCGAACATGGACCCCAGCCTAGGGAATAGGGAATGAAACGTGACAGCGCTCCAAGATCAGCTAGCACAGCCTCGACTAATGAAGGGCAAGAGCTGCAAAATGGATGGAAGCTGTAACCATTATGGTTAATAATGCTCGCTCCAGGAAGCAACAATTTGACCTAGATGCTGTCAAATCTGCTGTCCGGCGTCGAGGCAGCTTCACCATCACGCCAACCGCTCGCCGTGACGCTAGCAACCTTGGTTATGACACTGACCAAGTCAAAGAAGTCGTGTTGAATCTCACTAACGAAGACTTTCACGGCGTGTGGGTTTTAGATGAAGATCGAAGACGAAGCATCCAGGATGCTGACGGAAAACGCATCGTATACGATGTTTACAAACCTAAGATAACCGCACCGAACGGAGATCGCTGCCCCGTCTACCTGAAGTTGAATTATACAGACGGACAAATTTGTGTAACGAGTGTCCAATCATTTCACTTGGATCGCTAAGAATGAAATGCCCGATCTGCAAGAGCAAAGACACGCTCCAGCAAGCACAATACGAGATGAAGGTTTCTCCGGTTAACGGAGTAGCAATACCAGTCTCCCTTGATTGCTTTATTTGCAACCACTGCAACCAAGAAACTGAAACACCAGATATAACCGTGAGCAATGACCTGAAAATCGCAAAGGCCAAGCTGAATTGGCACAACGCGAATATTGCCAAAACTCGTGAATTTGCTGGAACCATGAAGGCTTTCAGAGAAGTTACCGGGCTCACGCAGCAGCATCTTACAAGCTTGATCGGAGCAACTAAAAACGCAGTTTCCAAATATGAGAGAAAACAGGTTTCCCTGTCGGGTATTGGTGAGCGACTGATAATACTAATGACCAGGCATCCGGAGACAGTAGGCTGGCTCCAGGCTATCGACAACGAACTCAATGGACGTCCGCTTTACAGCTTGAGCTTTGAACAGAAAGCCGAGCTGTATTCGGTCGCTAGAACTGGCAGATTCGGACATGTCGAATTCTCACCACTGTCCTCTTCTGCAAGATCGGAAGCCACAGTTTTTTTTAGCAAAGACTATGCATCCACTACCTTCATCTCAGACGACTGGAATCTCGTAAACACGAATCCGAATCAAGTCATGTCGTTTGAGGTGGACAATGATTTTCGCCGGGAACTTCACTAATGAATAAGACAACACCAAAACCAGTCAGCGTTATTTTGTGTGAGGATATCCGGCGCGAAGAGGGCGGCAAGGTTTCACTAATCGGCGTTCTAACAAACGGCATCAAAGTGCTTGCACGTGGCGATGGCACATGGGGTTTGGCGCAGCTATGCGTATACGCTCAATTTAAAAGCAACAGCATCGCCGAATATAACGCATATGTTGAAGTTCTTGACCCGGACGGTAATCAGGTAATCAAAACAGATACCAGGCCGGTACCGAACGTTGAGTCAGCTGTTGCTATGACAATGAAGATTAATAACTTCGAGCTGCCCAAGTCCGGCGAATACAAATTCAACATCTATTTTGATGGAAAGAAAACATCGCAAGGCTTTATGTTTAATCTTATCCAGCAGGCAGCCGATCCGGAAAATGGATAATGAATTAGATCGCGCCGGGCTAGCTCCTACATCCTGTCGCAACGACAGCCCGCATACTTGATGGTTGCCTCTCAGCCTTAGAGATGTCATGCGCTTCATCCCCGTCACCCTTCTTCTGCTCTCCTCCCCCGCCCTAGCCGCTACGCTCGAATGCCGTGTCATCGGCGTTGCCGATGGCGACACACTCACCTGCCTGACCGCCGACAAGAAGCAGGAGCACATCCGGCTCCGCGGCGTCGACGCGCCCGAACGCAAGCAGCCCTTCGGCGAGCGCTCACGACAGAACCTATCCGGCCTCGCCTACGGCAAGACAGCAACCATCCACTGGGCCAAACGCGACCGCTGGAAGCGCATTATCGGCACGGTATGGGTCGAGCCGGCCGACTGCCCCGGCTGCGACCACACGCTCGACGCGGGCCGCGCACAGCTCGCCAGCGGCATGGCTTGGTGGTACGAGCGCTACGCCAAAGAGCAGCCCTCGGAAGAGCGCCACGCCTACGAATTCGAGCAGACAGAAGCACGCGCTCGATCCGTAGGCCTGTGGCGCGATCCTCAGCCAGTACCGCCCTGGGACTGGCGGCGCGGCAAGCGCTGATCAAAAAGGCGCCGCGACCTCTTCCAGCGGCTCCACCTCTCGATCATCAACCACTACATCCTCTTCGACCCGGCGCTCCCACTCCAGCGTGACGGTGCCGTCGTCGTTGAACACCATGTTCAGCCCGTCCGTCTCGGCCAGCATCTCCATCACCGAACCCCACGCCTCCTGCGGATCGTCGTCGAGCCGGTGAATCGTCACCCTCCTCCCCAGCTGCGCAATTGGCGAGTTGATCATCGCTGACACTCGCAGCCCTAGCCGCTCCGCCGGGCTCGGCTTCCGAGCCTCCTGCATTCCCTTCTGCCTTGCCATGTTAGCCTCCAAACTACTGGACGTGCGTACAGTATTCAGCGTCTCGCTGATTAGGCAATGCAAAAACATCACAAAGAAAGTTAGGCATTAGCTATTTACAATGATTAGGCATTGGCTTATCTTGAATCCATCGACGCAGCACACCGCGCCGACAGGCCGAGAGGCCTCGGGTGATCCCGGAAGTTCTTTCACAACCCGCGCCATGAACGACTACCCGGCCCAGCCGGTTAGGTCAGCCCCGGCCAGATCCTGTGGGGCGACAGAAAGTCAGGATCAGCATCATCAACAGCAGAACGCATTGCCCCTGCGGCTACCGGTGATCAGACAGATGCCGAGGAAAACATCTGCCAACGCGACGGCGACCCCTGTACTTCGGGGCGACCTGAGACGGCTGATCAAGGGCTCTACCCGTCCGAGCGAATGACCCGCACGCAATGCGCACCGCCCGCCGGCGGAAATCAGGCCGAGACACCGACGAATCACTGATGCCGCTTCGATGAGGCGGCATTGGGATCAAGACGGAGCCCGCAGGTCGGGCATCACTCAAGAGGAAAGGAAATGAGCAACGAGATCAAGCGTCTGCGTAAACGCAAGGTTGAGGAGTTGGCCCAGCTGGCGATGACCGGGCTAGTGATGTCTGGGAAGCACACCATAGCGAAATACACCGCGACCAGCGCATATGAACTGGCTGAAGCGATGATGGACGAGCAAGAGAATCGCTTCGGGCCATTGAGTCAGGCCGACCTGTAAACCGCCACGCCAGCCCCAACACCCAAAGGACCCCCTACATGGACACGATCCAGATAGACGGATGGCAAGGACGCCTCGGCCAGGGCCTTGCCCCTCGGCAGCTGATGGCCACGATCTACGCAGCGAAGGACATGACGGCGAAGGAGATAGCCCGCCGCATGGATTGCAGCCCTTCGACGATCAAGAAGCAGCTCGACACGGCGCGCTTCAAGCTGGGCATGCAGCGCACTATCCGCGGCCTGTGCCTTGAGGCCATGCGGCGCGGAATCATCGCCCCGCTGATGGTTGCCCTGCTGATCGGCGGCGGGAACATCCAGCAGATGCGCCCGGTTCGCCGGCCGGAGTCACCGAGGATTCAAACGGTAGTACGCATTCAGCGTCTGGACGATGCCCAGCTCGCTGCCTAGCCACCCAATCAGCACATAGGAGGATGAGATGACCAACGGACATACGCCGGGGCCTTGGAGCATCGACAAAGAAGAGCGTTGGATAATCCACGAGCCTGACGGCAAAAGCGGAACTCTGGTGGTGCCAGAGATTTATTTGGACGATGACGAAGCGATCGCCAACGCCCGCCTGATAGCGGCCGCGCCTGACCTTTACCAGCACGCCGAGGCGCTACTGGCTGACGTTATGAAGCGCTACGGAATCACCGCCGACGGGCTGACCTGTCCGCACATGCGTGGGCTTGCTGAGGCAATCGACAAGGCCCGCGGCACAGCATGACCCCCTATCACGGCTTACTCCTCCTCACCGCTATCTGGATCGTATGGATCATTGCTGAGTGGTGGGGGAGGAATTGGAAAGGAGATTGAGATGAGGATTGAAACAGGCGGGCCGGCGTTTCCAAACGAAGGTGGCCACAAGTTCGTTTCGGGCAATGAGGTACGAAAAACGCTTCCCAGTTCCGGCATGACCCTTCGCGATTTTTTCGCAGCGAAGGCGATGCAAGGGTGGACGGCAAACCCTCTGCCGAATGATTCGTCAATTCAAGAAGTTGCTGAATGGGCATATCGTCAAGCCGACGCCATGCTCGAAGCCCGCACCAAGTAACACCCCTCCTACACCCCAGCACTCACCGCAAAGCCTCCCCTTGTAACCACTGGTCCTGCGATACAGGACGGGGGCTTTGCAGTGGGTGCCATATCGAGGAAGTCCCCATGAACGCAGCGTTACGCAACGCCCGCGCCCTTTCGGCTGGGCAATTCGCGTGGGACAACGCCACGCCAGAGGACAGCATCAGCGCGAAAGAGCTGATCGAGGAAGCCATCGTGGATCAGATCGACAGTGGCGAGCAGGCAGTTATCGACGCCTGCGCTGAGCACTGCGTCCAGCACCTCGACGAGGAGATGGCATTCAAGCTGACCGCCGCGATGATCCGCGAGCTGGCCATTAACGGTCGCTGGGAAAGCCTTCGGGGCGCCATTGCACAACGCAGCCCGGCGCTCGCAGAGGCGCTGAAAGATGTTGCCTGGATGATCGGCAAGCGGCAGCCGGAGTTCGTTGAGCAGGAGGCCGCGCGGCGGCTGGCAGAGCAGGAGAAAGCGGCATGAGCAAGGAAGTGAAGCGGTACAGCCCCCTGCGGGGACTGGCACGCAACGCCAAACTGAGGCGCATGGAAATGCAGTGCGACCCGCAGTGGGTGCTCGACCTTTTCGCTGAGCGGGATGCGGCGCGGATGCGAGTCAAGGAGCTTGATCTACTGTTCGGCCGCTACCTGCTAGCCATGAAGGCCGCAGTCATCGACGCAGATCAGCGCGGCGACGAAGAGGGTATGCGCTGGATATACAACAGCCTCGCAGGACCGGGCGAGCTGCCGCCAGAAGACGAGATGGACGCTCAGGCGTTCTTCGACCGCGAAATCAAGCCGATCAACGACGCGATGGCCGAACTATTCGCCGCCCTGCAAGGAGAGCAGCCATGACCCGGTGCCCGTTCTGCAAGCGCGATCCGTACCACTACGTTGATATTGGCATTGGCTGGCAGGCGGCAGCGGTGAACTGCTGCGACCTCGGCGTCGGCCTGCTCAGCCACGAGGACAGCGGACGCAAGCTGTCTCGCCGAGTGCTGCGGGATATGCGTTCTCCATCACCGAGGGCAAAGGCCCGAGCAATCAAGGTTCTTCGCGAATACGGACTGAGGCCTGAGAGGGCCACAAGGAGCAAGCCATGACCACCTCCCCCGTCAAATCACTCATCGACGAGCAGCTCGACGAGATCATCACCCGCTTCCAAGCCTGCAACGTAGGAAACATGTGGCACATCCACGACAGGGTTACCGGCAAGACAGCAGGTTTCTGCGTCAGCCATCGGGCGGCGCTGGTTAGGGCACAGCAGCTGGAGGTGATGCATGGCAAGTAAATACCAGGTCGCCCGGCGCTACGCCTTCTGGCGCGGCTTCGCAATCGCCATAGCCGTCTTCACAAGCTGGGCATACCTCGGCAGCTTCGCAGGGAGCATCACAGGATGACGACACAAGACCGCCACTCCTTCGCCGCCGCCTGGCTCGCCATGTTCGCATTCGGCGCCCTTGCCCTGTTCGGCATCGCTATCGCAGCAATGTGGATGGTTGAACGCCTGTTCGCCTGATCGACCCCTTTCTTTCAATTCAAACCGCTGCGCATGGCGCGGCAAGGAGCCCCTATGTCCACGGAAAACCAACTGGCCGTCGTGCCACCGAAGGAAACCGCACTGCAGGTCTTCCAGGCGCCAAACGGCCTTGACCCCTACCTTCAGCAAATCCGCGCTGAGATCGACAGCTTTGTCCCGGACGTCTCGACCAAGAAAGGGCGCGACGCCATCGCTTCCATTGCCCACAAGGTCGCCCGCTCCAAGACGGCGCTCGACAACGTAGGCAAGGAGCTGGTCGCCGAGCTGAAGGAAATCCCGAAGAAGATCGACGCCGAGCGCAAGCGGATGCGCGACACGCTGGACGCCTGGAAGGACGAGGTGCGGGCGCCGCTGAATGCTTGGGAGCAGGCCGAGGCGGATCGAATTGCCGGGCATGAGGGCTTGATCGACTCCATGAGATCCTGGGCAAATCCCGCCAGCGACCTGACCTCTTCCGAGCTGAAAGACAGCATTGCCCGACTGGATGAAATCGAGATCGGAGCAGGTCTGGAAGAGTTCGAAGCCGAAGCCCATCGGGTCAAGGCTGCATCGCTCACCGCCTTGCAGCTGGCCCTGACCAAGCGCCAAGCATACGAGGCCGAACAGGCTGAACTCGAGCGCCTCCGCGCTGAAGCCGCCCAGCGCGAGCAGAAGGAACGCGAGGAGCGCATCGCCCGGGAAGCCGCCGAGCAAGCCCAGCGCGAAGCCGAGCAGCGCGCACAGGCCGAACGTGACGCAGCAGCCAAGCGCGAAGCCGACGCCAAGGCCGCAGCCGAGCGCCGCGAGCTCGAACTGAAGCTGGCCGCCGAACGTGCCGAGCGCGAACGAGTCGAGGCCCAGCAGCGCGCCGAGCAGGCGGAGCGTGACGCCGAAGCCCGCGCCGAGCGCGCCGCAGCAGCGGAACGCCAACGCCAGGCCGATGAGCAGGCGCGCATCGAGGCGGAAGCCAAGGCCCGCGAGAAAGACAAAGCACACAAAGCGTCGATCAACCGCGCAGCGCTGGACGCCTTCATCGCCGGTGGCATGCCAGAAGAGTGCGCAAAACAGGCCGTGACTCTGATCGCTAAGCGCCTGATTCCGAACGTATCCATCCAGTACTGAGGCAGCCATGAACACAGCTATCGCTCAGCGGCAGGAAAACACTGCCGTCGCCAAGGCCAGCGAGTCGGCCACGATTCTCCAGATCATTCAGCAAGTGGCGATGAGCCCGAGCGCCGACATCGACAAGATGGAACGGCTGATGGCCATGCACGAGCGCTTCCAGGCGCAGCAGGCCAAGCAGCAATACGATGAAGCGCTGGCACAGATGCAGGAAGAGCTGCCGGTCATCGGCGAGCGTGGCGGCATAAAAGACAAGAGTGGCCGCATTCAAAGCACCTATGCGCTTTGGGAAGATATCAACGAGGTAATCAAGCCTGTGCTAGCCCGCCACGGCTTCGCGATCACTTTTCGCACGCCGCGCAACGACAAAGGTATCGAGGTTGAGGGTGTGCTGAGCCATAGGGCAGGCCACCGGGAAACCACGTCGCTGTTGTTGCCCGCCGACGTAAGCGGCAACAAGAACGGCGTCCAGGCGGTGGCGTCCAGTGTCAGCTACGGCAAGCGCTACACGGCTGGAGCCCTGCTGAACTTCACCACTACCGGCGAAGACGACGACGGTAACGGCGCGGTCGTAACGGCGCGCGTTACCTCGGTGCAGGCCGCACAGCTGGCCATGCTACTGGAGCAATGCAGCGACAAGGCCAAGGAGTCGTTCGCAGCGCTCCACGGCACGCCGGCATCTGTCGAAAAGGCCATGTTCGACCATGTGCTCGCGGCCCTCACGAAGTCAGCGGCCAAGGCCAAGGAGGCGTCCAGTGCAAATCATTCGTGACGTTGAGCAAGGGTCGGCCGATTGGCTGGCTCTGCGCCTTGGAATCGTGACCTGCTCCGAACTGGACTGCCTGCTCGTCAACGGAAAGGGCGAGGCCGGCTTCGGGGCCGGCGCCTTCACCTACATGGATACGCTGATCGGCGAGCGGATCACTGGCGAGGCCGCAGACCCGTTCAGCGGTAACCGGCACACCGAGCGCGGGCATGAGCTGGAAGCCGTTGCCCGCGGCCTGTACGAGTCGCGCGAAGAGGTCGCCACGGAACAGGTGGCCATCATCCTAAATCACGGCATCGGCTACTCGCCGGACTCGCTGGTCGGTGCCAACGGCCTCACCGAGATAAAGACGAAGCTCCCCAAGTTTCAGGTCGGCATGATCCTCTCCGGCGAGATCCCGAAGGAGCACATCGCGCAGTGCCAAGGCGGCCTATGGGTTTCGGATCGCGAGTGGATCGACTTCGTTTCCTACTGGCCCGGCATGCCCCTTTTCGTCAAGCGCGCCTATCGCGACGAAGCCATGATTCGAAAGATCAGCGAGCGCGTCACCACCTTCTACGAACTGCTCGAAGAGCGGATGAATCGGGTCATGGGCATAGCTGCCTGATCCAACTACCCAGGAGCCACCATGGCCAGAGGCATCAATAAAGTCATCCTGATCGGAAACGTCGGTGGTGATCCAGAAACGCGTTACACGCCCAACGGAAACGCGGTGACGAACATCACCTTGGCGACCAGTGACAGCTGGAAGGACAAGCAGACCGGCCAGCAGCAGGAGCGCACCGAATGGCATCGAGTGGTGTTCTTCGGAAAGGTCGCAGAGATAGCGGGCGAATACCTGCGCAAAGGATCGCAGTGCTACATCGAAGGTCGTCTGCAGACGCGTGAATGGGAAAAGGATGGGGTGAAGCGCTACACCACGGAAATCGTGGTCGACATGGGCGGCACCCTTCAATTGCTCGGCGGCAGGCCAGACGGTCAGCAGACCCAACAGCAACGGCCTCAGCATAACCAGCGCCCGCAACAGTCGCCGCAGACGCAACGTCAGCCCGATAACTCAATGCCCGACTACGACAGCTACGGCGTGCAGTACTGACCCACCGGGCGCCCAGCGCGCCCTCCTCCCCGGACAATCCCATGCAGAACTACGCCTACGACCGCGTTAACACGCTGGCCGCGCACGAGGCTGCGCGCCAAGAAATCGCCCGCAAGATGGAGGAGTTCGAGGCCGAGCACGGCCCTGTCGAAACCCTGCCGATCCTCAACCACGACAAGCGCGTTCCCTTCCGGTTGACCTGCCCCGAGAAGAAGGCAGCGTTGACCGAGAGCCAGGCCAAAACCCGCTCCCGCTCCAGGTCCAACAGCCGGAACGCGCAGATCCGCGCCGCCAATCGCGAGCGAGTCCTCGCCCTTGCCAAATGCACGCTAGGCGCCAAGTCCATCGCTGAGCGGACCGGAATCTCGGTGACGACTGTGCGCTCGATCCTGAAGGAAGCAGCAACGAAACAATGACCCGCCCGACCTACTGCCGATCAAGCGGAAAGCTCATCGGCACCTGTACCTGTATCCGCTGCCAGCCACCCAAGGAGAAGGACCAGTGATCAACAACCTGAAAAGCCTATGTGTTCTCGCGCTGCTCCTGCTCTTCGTTGCCTATGCCAGCGTGGCTCTGTACGGACAGATCGCAGGCGACACGACCGGCGCCTTCTATAGCGAGGAAATAGACGCCACCTGCGTCACTCAGCGCAAAGGCGGTGCCCTTGCCATGAGCTGCATGCCGGGCGATCGATTCGAGGAGCGCGACCAATGAACAAGCCAATCCACCCAGCGGTTGCTGAGCATGTGATGAAGGAGAACGAGAGGCTGCGCGGGTTGCTGTTGAGCGTACTGAATACGCCGCGCGGTACCAGCGGCCGAATTATTCTTGAGCCTGACGAAGAGGCGGCCATTCGTGCCGCCCTATCCCAGCAGGCCGAGACAGCCCCGGCGCAGGATGAGCGGTGGGCGGTTCACGCTCAAGGGCCGGACGAACTGTATGCCGCATTCAGCCGAGAGGACGCAGAGCAGCATGCCGCTGCGCTGAACGCCCTGTCGATGCCTGCCGGAATCCAGGTGTCGGCGATTGTCGTCGAATCGCCATGGCCTGCTGCCGAGCACTGGAAATACCTGGCAGAGCAGGAGCGCGACCATGTGGCTGAGCTGAGATCCCGCGCCACCCGCCCCGCGCAGACCGAGCAGCAGCCGATCCGGCTGCCTGAACGTAAGCGCACCGACCACCTGCCGAAAGAATACAAGACCATGACCGTGGTTCGGGCTGGCCTTGAGGCCTATAACCGCGCCCTGGACGACGTGGCGGCACTGAACGCCGCCCCCATCGCGCAGACCGCCCCGCAGCCGGAGCAGAGTGGGCTGGTGGAGGCAGCAGGCGCCGTAATTCGCGCCGCCGACTGGTGGTCAGCGAACGAGGACAGCCCTAAAAGTGCGTTGGCTCACTTTGCCCGAGCTACGGATGCTCTACGCGCCGCCCTATCCGCCCAAGGAGAAAGCCATGAGTGATGAACTGAAGCCGTGCCCGTTCTGCAACGGCGAAGGCGTGATCTATGAATACAGCACCGTTGAGACGTGCCCATGTTCCATGCGACCTGCCCAGCCCGCAGAGGCGGAAGGGGTGGATTTCGGATTTGATGATCGCTCCGTGAAGGTCAGCCAAGAGGCGTACAGCATCTTCCTGGAGCGGGAGCAACACCACCTCGCCGCCCTCTCAGCCGTGACCGCCGAGCGGGATAGGCTGCGGGAGGCCGCCGAGCTGCTATCGCGGTTGCGCGGCTTGATCAACTGCACCCCGGAGAATGATATCGACAAGATTCCGGTATGGATCAGCACGAAGCACCCGACCATCGAGCGGATTGACGCGCTGCTAGTCGCCATGGCTGCGAAGGAGGCGTGATATGCGAGAGATTACCCCATGCTCCGAATACGACGGCACAAACAACAAGTGCCGGAGCGGCCATGTGCGCCTGCATCCGATCTGCCGTGGCATATCGCACGGGTGCAAAAGCTGCGGCGCTGGCGATGTACCGATGTGCATGATGGATGACCAGCCACCACACCTGATCCGAAAGGACGGGATGCCGCTTGGGTGGCCAGAGCCAATGACACCCTGACCCCAAGTCTGGCGCCCACCCCCTAACCCCACCCAAACACACAGCCTGCCGGCGAGAGTCGGCGGGGAGGAATTCGTATGTCCAAAAGAACCTACCCATACAAAGCATGGGTGCTGCTGCCTTCTTTTACGCCAGTTGAGGTTGAGCTGGTGGAAAGCTACTCGGACTGGGGCCCGTACCAGGACTGGGACAAAAGCCAGAAGGGAAAGGCGTTCAATTCGAAGCGCGACCTTTACCCGACCAAAGCAGCAGCCATCGCAGCAGGCCGCACAAAGATCGACGAGCAGCAGGCCGACATCGCCAAGCGCCTTGAGCGAATCAACAAGCGCATCGCAGCACTGGACAAGGCAGAGCGCACCGCCTAACCCCACACGCAGCAGGAGACAGACATGCAGAACACAGACAAGGCCCTGTCCGACTTCAACGCCTGGTGGGACAGGCAGCCTCACCGTGAGCAGTTCGAGGACGTGAAGGATCAGATGAGGAATGTGTGGGTGGCGTCGCGGCGGGAGTTGATGATTGAACTGCCGTATGACTCGGACTCGCTGAACCGCGAGCACCCGTATGTGGCCGGGCGGCGTAACACGATAGCTGAGTGCCGTGACGCCATCGAAGCGACCGGCGTAACGGTGAGGGGGTGAGAGATGGGCGCACGAGAGAAACCGCAGCCAATCGAAGGCCTGCCGGTCGACAAGGTGTACGAGAGGAAGTTGGCCGAACTGATCGGCACGACGCCGAAGGCCCTGGAACGGAAGCGCCAGCGCGGGGTGTTGCCGCACGGCGTATGGGAGAAGGTTGACGGCTGTATCATGTACAGCCTGGAGAGGTACAACGAATGGGCAGAAAAGCAGTGGGGCTCCCCCAAGGCGTCGAAATCGCCGGAAGCTCCGTCCGCATCCGATTCACATGGAAGAAAGAGCGACGCTGCGAAACGCTCCCCTATCCTCAGACGCCCAAGGGATTTGCAGCAGCAGCAGGTTTACGTGCTCAGGTAACCCAGCTGATCAAACTCGGCATGCTCACGGACGACAAGTATGCCGAGCTGTTCCCCAACTCCCGCTACACCCTCGCCCGCATCACGCCGACCTTCGGCAACTTCACGCAGACATGGCTCGACAGCAAGCACATCGGCTTTCACACCCGGCGCAACTACCTGCGCGTGCTCAACAAGTACTGGATGCCGCATTGGGCCGCTCGCCGGCTGGATGAGATTCTGCCGTCCGACGTGCGCCTGCTGATGACCAAGCTTGACTGGTGCTCGATCACCGACCGCAACGCCGCGGTTCAGGCTGCCAAGACCATCTTCGCCGCCGCGGTGCTGGACGGAATCATCGCGGAAAACCCGATGCGCTCGGTTGAGCGGGCTCGAGCTCCTGAGCGAGACATCGACCCGTTCACTCCGGCAGAGCGTGACGCGATACTGGCCGACCTGTACGCGCACCAGACCGGCGCTAGGCTGACCTATGCGTCGTTCTTCAAGCTGGCCTTCTTCACCGGCATGCGGACGGGAGAACAGCTGTCACTGCGCTGGGCTGACGTCGACCTGCCAGGCCGATCGATTCGCGTGCGCGCCACCCTAGAAAAGGGCGAGGTGCGCGAGAACACCAAGACCAAGCGCGTGCGCAAAGTGCTGCTGGTCGATCAGGCCGTTGAGGCATTGGAGGAAATGCAGCAGCTCACCCAGGGCGGAGAGTTCGTGTTCGCGCCTACCAGCGGCAAGGGAGGCCATATCACCAACGTGGTCAGTACGGCCTACCATTTCAAGCAGAGCATGAAGCGGCTGGGCATTCGTCAGCGTCGGCAGTACGATACCCGGCACACCTACGCGACGGTTTGTCTGTCTGCAGGGATGGCGCCGGCCTTCATCGCGCAGCAGCTTGGCAACAGCATCCAGACATTGCTAAAGCATTACGCCAAGTGGATCAGCTCAAGCGCGGACTGGGCCGAACTGGACAAGCTAAAAACACCGAATCGGTACGAAATTGGTACAGCGACGGCAAGCGAAGCGAGTGAGCCCGCGCAGTAG